CCTTCAGGGTCCAACCCAGATTTGGACCCATTGCCGTGGTAGACGCTCCCTACCTGCCGTCCCACCTCAGCCCGTCGCAGCTCTCGTGTTATGCCATGTGCCCAGCCATCTATCACGAGCGATATGTGCTCAAACTATTTCCACCACCTGAGCCAGAACGACTCTTCGGTATCGCCCTCCACACTGCGCTCGAAGCGCACTATCGCGGCCAGGATGACGAACTGGTCTTCCTGAAAGCATGGCGCGAATCACTCGCCACCCTCGACCAATCGCTGTACCCCATCATCGATAACCTCAAACGCCGCGGCCTGCAACTCCTGTCCGACGTGCGTGCGCTCAATCTCGCCGGCGAACCCGAGCACCGTATCACCACACTCGTGGCTGGAATCACTATCCCAATCTTCGGTTATGCCGACCTGTGGGGTGACAACCTGGTTGTCGATTTCAAGTCAACCGGCTTCGGCTGGACGCAACAGAAAGCCGACGCCCAACTCTTCCAGCCAGGAATCTACAGCCACGCCTTCGCGCTCGAGCACGACGGACAACTACCGACCTTCCAGTTCATCATTCTCCCCCGTGTGGAGGCTCCCATCCAGATTCTCGATGCCACGCGCGATTATCGGCAGATCACCAGCATGTGGCAGCAGGCTCGCACCATCCACCAGGCCATCGAGGCGCAGGAGTTTTCCTGCCGATGTGATGGCCGGTTCCATCTCCTCGAAAGGGAGGCCGCCTAGCCCCATGACCAACCCCAGTTACATGCGGCAGCGCAGCGCGATGGTTGACGAATGCCAAGAGGTCACGCTGATTTGCAACTGCGGGGCTGAAGGTTCCCACGCCGATATCACTGACCACGTTGCTCGCCATCAAGTCGAGTCGGCTCGCTGGTTCGTGGCATCGGTGTTTCTGATCGGCGTAGGAGTTGGCGTAGGAATTAGCGCTTGGCTTACGGGGGCGGCGCAATGACCTCCACTGACCCCCAGGAGCGCTGGGCAGAACACGTGAGAACTTTCAACAGGTATGGAGGTATTCGAGGGTTGACGGATGAAATCGACGCCCTCCGCGCCCAACTGATCAATCAACACGACGAGATCAAGCGACTGACCGCCGACCTCGCCAGTGCGCGGGAGCAGATCGAACGAGTCGGGATAGACATGCGGGCTTGGAAGATTCGAGCCGAGACTGCCGAACGTGAGCGCGACCAGGCCAGGGCGCAGTGCGAGCGGATGCGGGCTTGGGCCAAGGCAGAGTCAGAACATTGGGACGGGCGGAATTCCGACCGCTACTGGCAGATGCAGCGCGTGCTGCGCGAGCTTGACAAGCAGGCCCAGCCACAGGAGGTCAGCGGTTAGGTGACCGTGGCCAGCCTCGACGAGCAGCAGCGCATCCTCGTGCTTACCGCGGCTGTCGAAGGACTCGCCCTGCTCGCCAAAGGTTTACGGCGCCGCGGGGCCAACTGCCACCTCTGCGACTACTCGCCCGACGTCGTCCGATTCCACTTCGCCCACTGGCGCGAGCTCAAGTCTGCGACCGAAGGCTGCTCGGCCTCCGGCGCCAACCCGATCGGTGGCGGCATCCGTGACCGCATGAAACTCGCCGCCATCCTGGCCGACCTCGAAGCCGCAACCGACCAGGCGCTCGAGCCGTTCATCCGCTGGTACGCCGTGTCGCGTATCTATAAACGCCAGGAGCGCTTTCTCACTTACCTCGCCTTGCGGCGTGTCGCGCTGCTCAACCTGCACCATCCTGAGCCGTCTGCACCACTCGCCGAGGCGATCTGCCTTGAGGCCATCTCGCGTGTGCTCGGCTGGTACCCACACGACTTTTGCGAAGGGCAGGATTGACAAAGTAGTGACGATGCAAGTACGGTGCGGTCTGGCGTACCCACTGTGCCCTGCGCGGGAGGCGATTTGAGATGCCACGCGTCCCGCTTTCGCAGCTCAAGCCTGCGCCTTGGAACCCGAGAACCATCTCTGACGAGCGGTTCAAGAATCTTTGCCGCTCCATTGAGGCCGACCCCGGTCTACTCGACCTCCGTCCCATCCTCGCCCGGCTCGATGGCACGATCTACGGCGGCAATCAACGTTTCCGTGCAGTTGAGCATCTCGGTTGGCAGGATGTACCCGCTGACCTGAGCGATGTCTCTGATCGGCTAGCCAAGGAGCGTGCGCTACGCGACAACGGCTCGTGGGGCGAGTGGACTGACGATCTGACCGCACTGCTCAACGAGTTGAAGGCCGCGGACGCAGACCTCGATCTGCTGGGCTTTCCTGAACCCGACCTCGAGCGATTGCTGGCCGAGCCGAAGGTATTGAACGAGGACGATGCCGACCTCACGCCACCGACTGAGCCAATCACCAAGCCTGGCGACTTGTGGCTACTCGGTCAGCACAGGCTGCTGTGCGGCGATGCGACGAAGGCTGAGGACGTGGCGCGGCTGATGGGCGATAATCGAGCTGTGCTGTTCGCGACAGATCCTCCGTACTTGGTCGATTACGACGGTCTGGGGCACCCCACTTCGAGGGGTGCCCCAGACAAGAATAAAGACTGGTCCGAGCGCTACGGTGTTCATTGGGATGAGTCGATGTCGGCCGATGGCGGGCTTTACACGGAGTTTTCGGCTGTAGCCAAGGCACATGCTGTACGCGAGGACGCCGCGTGGTACTGCTGGCACGGGTTTCGTCGGCAGGCTCTCTTGGAAAGTATTTGGACGTCGCTGGGCGTGCTGGTTCATCAGCAGATCATCTGGCGGAAGAATCATCCGATCCTTGCCCGAACTCTGTACATGTGGCAACACGAGAGTTGTTTTTACGGGTGGGTCAGCCCTAACAAGCCTCCGCGCGTTTCGAGTGACACGGTGACATCGGTATGGGATGTGCCGTCCGAACGGTTGCCAGGCGAGCAGACGGATCATCCGACCATGAAGCCAGTCGAGTTATTCGCCATACCAATGCGCCAGCACACGCAACTCGGAGACGTGTGTTACGAGCCGTTCAGTGGTAGCGGTAGCCAACTCGTGGCGGCCGAACAGCTCGGACGTAAGTGCTTTGCGTTAGAGATCGATCCGCGATTTGTGGACGTCGCAGTTCGTCGATGGGAGCATGTCACCGGCAGAAAGGCCGCTCTCGATGGCCAAGGGTCAGCGCGCATCCAAGCGCTCGCCTGAGGTCGAGAAGCGCATCCTCGATGCGATCCGACTCGGTGCAACCTACAAACTGGCTTCTCAGTACGCCTGTATCGATCCTGCGACGTTCTGGCGATGGGTCGAGAAGGACGCAAACTTTGCGACCAGGGTCAAAGAGGCCGAGGGTGCGGCTACGGTTGGCTGGCTGGCCAAGATTGAGAAGGCTGCATCGGATGGCAACTGGCAGGCCGCGGCCTGGAAACTCGAACGGCGATATCCCGAAGACTACTCGCTGCGCCAGCGGCTCGAGCACACCGGCGCCGATGGTGGGCCCATCGAGATTGACGAACGTTTGATCCTGAGCGAGGCGGAACTTGACCAGTACGTCCTTACCATCGTTGAACGCGCAGGAGCGCGCCTTGATCAGCCTCGCACGGAACCCCAACCGCGTCTGGCTCCCCCAGAAGGGACCACAAACGGAAGGGTATCTCAGTGATGCCGACGAGTTGTACTACGGTGGTCAGGCCGGCGGCGGCAAGACTGAACTGGTCCTCGGCCTAGGGCTGACCGCGCATCAACGATCAATTATCTTCCGCCGTAACTTCACTCAGTTCAAAGGCGGCGAGGGACTCATCCAGCGCAGTCTCGCTGTGGTCGGGAACCGCGGCCATTTCTCGTCTCGCATCAATGGCTTGCTTATGAACGACGGCCGCACCATCGAGTTCGCGGGCATCGAAGACCTGGGCGAACTGGGCAAGTGGAAGGGCCGGCCGCACGATTTGGTCGCTTTTGACGAACTCAGCGAGTTTATGGAGCAGATGTACACGTTCTTGATGGGCTGGGTACGTACCACGAAGCCCGGTCAGAGGACGCGCGTTGTCGGCGCCGGTAATCCGCCAACTAGCGTTGAAGGCGAGTGGGTGATTCGTCGCTGGGCACCGTGGCTCGATGCGCAGCACGAACATCCTGCTCGGGCCGGCGAATTGCGCTGGTACGCACGTGTCGACGACAAGGAAACCGAGGTCGAGGACGGTACGCCGTTCGAGTTCCGCGGCGAGACGATCACCCCGAAGAGCCGTACCTTCATCCCGGCCAGCCTGAACGACAACCCCATCTTGGCTAGGACCGGATATGCGGCACAGCTCCAGGCCATGCCTGAGCCACTACGCAGCCAGTTGCTCTACGGCGACTACACGATTGGCCTGAAAGACGATCCGTGGCAGATCATTCCATCACAGTGGGTCGATATGGCCATGCGTCGCTGGCATCCCGAGATGCGACCTGAAGGCTCGGCCACGTGCTCCGGTCTGGACGTTGCGCGCGGTGGTGCGGCAAAGACCGTGCTTGCGCAGCGCTGGAACAATTGGTTCGCACCGCTGCAGCGCTACGCCGGCAAGGAAACGCCCGATGGCCAGGAATCGCGCCGTATCGTCATGCAAGCATTGCTGAACGGTGGCTATGCGAACATTGACGTTGGTGGACCTGGTGCCGCGGTCGTCGACCTGTGCCGCGAGGTGGATGCTGACGTTGTGCCGGTCAACTTCGGTAGCGGTACGAAACACAAGGACCGCACAAACCTGCTCCGGTTCGTGAATGTGCGCGCGTTTATGTATTGGTCGTTCCGGGAAGCGCTCGATCCGGAGAAGGGCGACAACATTATGTTGCCGCCCGATACGGAGTTGAAAGCGGATTTGTGCGCGCCGCGATGGATGATGCGCGTCTCAGGCATTCAGGTCGAGGACAAGGACGAGATCAGCAAACGGATCGGGCGATCTCCGGACGCGGGTGATGCGGTCGTGCTGGCCGCGATGCCGCCATTAGCTGCAGGGGTGGCCTTCTACTGAAAATCCTGGTCACTGGCGGCGAAGGATTTATCGGGCGTCATCTGGTTGCGCGACTGCGATCGCTTGAGCACGACGTGACGGTTTACGACCTGATGACCGGCGGCGACTTGCTAAGCCCTACAGCCGTTCTGGCGAGCATGAGGGGGCACGACATGGTCGTTCACCTCGCCGGACACGCTACGGTGCGGTTGATTGATAATCCGCGCATGCCGATCCAGTCGAACGTGATCGGTACGCAGAACGTGCTCGAGGCGATGCGGTTCGCCGGCGTGCAGCGTCTCGTGTTCAGCTCGACGAGCGCGGTATACGGTGACACAACAACGTTCCCCACGCCTGAGGACGCGCCGTTCCCGGTTCAGACCTCGCTGTACGGTGCGTCGAAGATCGCGGCCGAAGCGCTCGTGTCGGCTTACGCTCAGGCGTTTGACATGCAAGCTACGATCTTCCGGTTCGCGCCGGTCCTGGGCGAGGGCTATCACCGGGGTCACCTGTGGGACTTCTGGAACAAGCTCAAGCAGGACCAGACCAGAATCGAGGTACAGGGCGACGGCCAGCAACGTCGGTCGTACGTCTACGTCGGCGATGTGGTCAATGCGCTTATACTTGCTACGGGCGGCGGGATTCCGGAGGTTACTGCTGCACCGGTCGCAAACGACCCGGTCGCCGCCGCCCACATCTACAACGTTGGCCACTACCAGTCGTGCACGGTCAACGAATCGCTCGGCTGGTTGTGCGAATCGCTCCAAATCGAGCCTGAGCGGGTATACACTGGCACCAGTTGGAAGGGCGACAAAGCGCTGACGCTGCTTGACTGTACGCGGCTCATGGCGTTGGGCTGGACGCCGCAGGTGTCGATAAAGGATGCCGTACTGAGGACCGTGGCATCGTTTGACGGATAAGCGGGTCGCGCTCGTCACCGGCGGCTCGATGGGGCTGGGCAAGGCTGTTGCCGAACACTTCACCCGGACGGGAGATTATGAGGTGATTACGTGCGCCACAAAGGGCGACGTGACGTACCACCTCGATGTTGCCAACCCGGAGGGAGTCGAGCAGTGGTTCATGGGCTGTCGGCGAGTCGATGTGCTCGTGAACAATGCTGCGATCTACGGGCCGGTCGCGCAGATCGACGATACGGACCCGCTCGAGTGGTGGGACGCGGTAGCAGTCAACCTATTTGGCCCAATGCTCATGTCGCGTGCTGTGTTGCCGCTGATGCGAGCCCAGGGCTACGGCAAGATCATCAACATCTCGGGAGCCGGCGCTCGACCACAGACCGAATGCACGGCGTACAACGCCTCGAAGGCCGGCTTGCTGCGGTTCACCGAAGCGCTCGCGGTCGACCTCGAAGGCGCCGGGATCGATGTCAACGCAGTGGCACCTGGGACGCTCGACACGCGCATGCGGTTACGGTCGGCCCTACCGGACGATCCGGCGGCCAACATGCGTAAGGCCGTCGACCTGATAGCGTGGCTGGCATCCTCAGCGAGTGACGGGATCACGGGCCGGCTGTTCAGCGCGGTATGGGACGACTGGGAGCACCTGGGCGATCTCGGCAAAGATGACTACCGCATGCGGCGAGTTGTGCCCTGATGGATCGTCGCACCTTTCTTCATGTACTCGCAACGGTTGGTGTGCTCACCGGCGCACCGTCATGGCTGCGCGACCCGCGCATGCTCGAACGTTTCGGGATTGTCAATCCGCCGCTCGATGATGATGTGTCCGAGTGGCTCGAACCGACTGACCTGGCCGTTTATGGTCGGGACAAGACGTTTGACCTTATCGCTGCGAACGAGAGCAACGAGACTGGCTATGTCTACCTTGCTCGCCCCGGTGCCGACTATCAACGGCAAACGTTGTTGTCATTCACCATGCCGCCCGGCGGTTTCCTGCGTTGGAGCGCGGAGATGGGCGAGGAAATCTACGGACCAGTGCGTATCGTCGCGCCCGAGTTTTTCAAGGTCAGCGTGTATGGCACCGACAGCCGCGGTCGAATAGTCTGCGCCGACAAGAACGGCCTGATCCCATTGTCGCTAGCGTGATCATCGCTAGAGCACCACTCCGGGTCACGCTCGGTGGAGGCGGCACGGATATCCCCGCCTATTACACGAAGCACGATGGTCGATGCCTCGCGGCGGCGATCGACAAGTACGTGTACATCACCATCCACGAGACGTTCGTCGACGACCTGATCGTCAAGTACAGCAAACTCGAACGGGTCGCGTCCGCAGAGTACGTCGAGCATCCGATTGTGCGCGAGGCATTGCGCATGCTGTGCATCAGCGGGCGCGGCCTGGAGATTTGTAGCCACGCCGATATTCCAGCCGGGACCGGTCTGGGCTCGTCGTCCAGCTTCACGGTGGCGTTACTCCAGGCGTTGCACGCGTACCGGCGCCAGACGTGCTCACGCGAGCAGCTCGCTGAGGAAGCGTGCCGTATTGAAATTGACGCGCTCGAGCAGCCAATCGGTAAGCAGGACCAGTACATCGCGGCGTTCGGCGGCGTGACAATCCTCTCGTTCTACCAGGACGGCCGCGTGAGTCCTGTGGGCCTGAACCTGCGAGCTGATACGTTCGCGGACCTCGAAGACAATCTACTGTTGTTTTTTACAGGTCACACGCGCAAGGCTGCGGAGATTCTCGGCGCCAGCACGATGCCAGATGACGTATCGGCCTCTTGGGTGGCTGGCAATGCCGCAGATGCGCTCGAGGATGGTGATATCAAGGGATTCGCGCAGCGGATGAACGAGCAATGGCACTTCAAGAATCTGCGTACGCCGGCTGGTGACGATATTCAGCGATGGCGCGACCTCGGGCTGGCGAACGGCGCGCTCGGCGGAAAATTGGTCGGTGCTGGTGGCGGCGGGTTCCTGATGTTCTATGCAGAGGACAAGGCGCCGCTCAGGCGAGCGATGGCTGAGCAGGGGTTACGCGAGGTGCGGTTCCGGTTCGACTTCGACGGCGCGCGGGTCATGGCGTCGTGAGCCTGACCGTCGCGATTCTGTGCGGCGGACTTGGTACCCGATTAAAACCGCTCACCAACACGATGCCGAAGTCATTGGTTGAAGTGGCCGGCGTCCCGTTCATCAACTATCAACTTCGACACTTGGCCAGCCAGGGCATTGAACGCGCGGTGTTGTGTATCGGATACCGCGGCGGGCAAATCGCAGAGTTTGTCGGCAGCGGCCAGCGCTTCGGGCTGGACGTGGCGTACTCGTCTGATGGCGGCAAGCCGCTCGGCACGGCAGGCGCAATCAGGAAGGCACTACCGATGCTCGGCTCAGAGTTCGGGGTGCTGTACGGCGACGTATTCCCGCTCTATAGCTTGCAGGCTGTCGGTGAGTCGATTCTTGGGACAGGCGATGCTGTTATGGCGATACGTTCGCCTGGCCGCGGCAATGTCAAGTACCACGATGGTCGTGTGCTGGCTTACACGCGCGGCAGTCGATCAGCCTATGGTGATGCTGGATTCTCCGTACTTCATGCCGATGCGTTCCTGCACACGGACGTGACCGATCTGGGCGACTTGTTCAGCGACCTTGCGATCGCCGATTCCCTCGACGGGTACGAGGTGACCGAGCCGGTGTACGAGGTTGGCTCGTTCGAAGGGCTCGCGTCATTCGAGCGCTATGTCCTTCACGACCGAATACCTGTCTGAAGTTGCGGCAATTGCCGCTGGTTTCGACGTTGAGCAGGTTGATGCTTGCGCCGCGCTGCTTGATGGAGCGCAGCGCGTGTTCGTCCTGGGTAATGGTGGGAGCGCGGCGAACGCGTCGCACTTCGTCAACGATCTGCGCAAGATTGCCGGCATCGAAGCCTATGCGCCGACAGACAACGCGGCCGAGCTTACTGCGCGCACGAATGACGATGGCTGGCACACGGCGTTCGCCGGTTGGCTCAAGACCAGCCATCTCGATCTATTCGACCTCGTGTTCGTGTTGTCGGTTGGCGGCGGCTCGAGCACAACCAGTGCGAACATTGTTGCTGCGCTCGTTTATGCGCGCGAGGCTGGTGCGCAAATCGCGGGGATTGTGGGCCGAAGCGAGGGCTATACGCGCCAGGTCGCGAACGCCTGCATTGTGGTTCCAAACGTCAATGAGGAGCACGTGACGCCTCACGCTGAATCGTTCCAGAGCGTGCTGTGCCATCTGCTGGTGTGGCATCCGGCCCTGCAGTCGTGAGGCTGTTCGTCGACTCGGCCAATCTTGCGGATATTGAGGATGCGTTGCGCACGGGCGCGATCAGCGGGGTCACCACGAACCCGAGCATCCTGGCGAAAGAAGGCGTGGCGGACCGAATGCGTCGCTACCAGAAGATTGTCGGGTTGCTCGAAGGCCAATCGCTGAGCGTAGAACTGGTCGGGACGGATCCAGAGCGCATGATCTTCGAGGCATATGACCTCGCTATTGCGCTGAAGTACCCGAACCTGGCGATCAAGGTGCCGATGCGCTGGTCGTGGCTACAGGTCGTGCGCGAGTTGCGCGATCACGAGGTGCAGACCAACGTGACGGCGTGCATGACGTATGCCCAGGCGATCGTGGGTGCGATGGTCGGCGCGACCTACGTCAGCATGTTCTGGAACCGTATTCGCGACGGTGGCGAGCAGCCGGCTGACATCGTGCGCGCTGTGCGTACAACCTTCGACGCGCACGTCTGTAACACTCAGATCATCGTCGGCTCGATCCGCTCAACGCAGGACGTGACCGACGCCATCATGGCCGGTGCTGACATCGTGACCGTGCCGCCGCAGTTCCTCGCACCATTGTGCGAGCATCCGAAGACCGACGAAGTGATCAGCCAGTTCCTGCGGGACGCTAAACAACCCATTCACGTCTAACCCGTCCGCCTGGAGGTGGGACCGACAACCATGCCGAACCCATTTCAGGCGATAGGGAAAGCCTTGCGCGGCGATTATCTGTCGCACAAGTTCACGCCGCTCGACGCCACAATGAACTGGCAGTACGTCAATCACCTCGTGTACACGGCGAACACGATCCCGTACTCGCAGGATTATGGCGGCGACGGCAACTCGGCCGTATTTGCCTGTTTGCGAGCGCTGGCGTACGCGAGCATTGAGGCGCCGCTTCGTGTCTGGCAACTGGACACCAAGCAGGAACGCGAGCCGCTGTTCGTCAGCCCGATCCTCGATCTGTTTGACGAGCCGCATCCCGAGCTCGACCTGAACGAGATCCGCTGGTGGTCGGCATGGGCGCGGCATATCGACGGCAACGCGTACGTGCTCAAGGTGAGGTCGGGCAATGCGACCAGGGGAACACCGGTCGAGTTGTGGCCGATCAGCCCGACCAGGATGCGGCCACATACTGAGCGTGGCTCGAACAACTTTATCGACTGGTACGAACTCGATCGCTACCAGGGCGGGCCGCCCCAGGAAATCCCCGTAGAAAACGTTATCCACTTCAAGCTGGGCGTTGATCCGTACGATACGCGCAAGGGTATCGCGCCGCTGAAACGGCTCGTACGCGAGATCGCCAGTGATGGCGAGGCCACGCGCTACGCCGATGCGTTGCTTAGAAACTTCGGTACGCCAGGTCTGGTAGCCAAACTGCCGGCCGAGACGATGCTGGCGCCAAAACAGATCGAGGAACTCAAGGCGAGCATCAGCCAATCGTTTGGCAGCGAGAACCGCGGTCGAGTCGGCGTGCTGTCTGGCGGCGCGGACATGGAGCAGTTCGGGTTCTCGCCCGACCAGTTGAACCTGAAGGTGCTACACGACGTGCCCGAGACACGCATCGCCGCGGTCATGGGCGTCGACCCGCTGGTAGCAAGGCTGGGCGTTGGGCTCGAGCAGACCAGCAACTACGCGAGCGCTCGTCAGGTCCGCGAGAATTTCACTGAGCTGACCATTGTCCCGTTGTGGGTAATGGATGAGTCGAAGTGGAACCGCAAGCTCAAGACTGACTTCACCGATGATCGCAGCATCGTCATCGCCCACGACCTGAGCCAGGTTCGTAGCTTGCAGGAAGACGAGAACGCCAAGCATCTGCGATTGCGCGAAGACTTCAAGGCAGGGGTGATCACGCGCGAGATGGCGCTCCGCGGTCTGGGCTACGACTCTGACTTGCCGCCCGAGGACACGCTCGCCGTGCCGTCAGGGCTCACGTACGTGCGCGTAGCCGACGCGGTAACTGACCCGACTGCTACCCCGGCTTTGCCGCCGCCGTTGCCTGGCGCGCCTCCTGTGCAGCCTGCGGTACCTCCGGGCGGGAAGGCGCGCGGTGACGCGTTCGCTTCGGTGGTGCAGAGCATCGTGGATCAGGCTGCCGGCGACTTCGCCGACGATCTTCAGCGGCTCCAGGACGGTCAGCAGAAGCGTGTGACGAACGGGCTCGTCAATGGTAGTCACTGAGCGCAAGCAAGCCGCCGACGAGCAGCACGGCTTTCGGGATGACGACCTCGAACTGGCGCTGATCACCGCGCTGTTCGTGCTCTGGTACGGCACGGCCCTGCGAGCGGTTCATACGCTGGCCTTGCGCGTGCTCAACCTGAGCACGGTCCCGCTCGACGATCCGTCCGTGCGACAGATTGCCCTGGCTGGTCGTGCTGCCGCGGTCGCGGTCGACGCCACCACGCGCCGGCTGATCGCCGAGCGCATCCATGACGGGCTGGCGCAGGGCTTGACGACGCGCGAGATCGCGTATGGTACGCCCGACTTTCCGGGTATCACCGGTCTGTTCGAGGGCACGTGGAAGAACCGGCCATTGACGATCGCGAGGACCGAGTTACAGAAAGCGCAACTCCAGGCAACCGTGAACCGATTCCGCACAGTTGGCCGAGGTGTGGTGACGGGGCTGCTCGCGCACGATGGTGACCATGACGCGGCCTGTGCAGCTCGAGACGGACGAATCTACCCGGTCAGCCAGCCGCCGGAACTTTTGCACCCGAACTGCCGACTCAGCCTCAGCCCAGTTATTGGAGGGATCCCGTGACCACGATTGTCCGGCCCAGCGAGGCCGACCTGAGTGCAATCGCCCGACGTATTAGCGGGCCACTGTCACCTGAAGGCGCAGAAGCGTGGTACCGCAATGACAGCGCCATGTTGCTGCAAGAGATCGCCACGTTACGCCAGGAAGCCGCTACAGCGCGGCAAAGTTTCTTCAGCGACGGTGCTCAGGCCGGACCTGATGCCACGTTGTACGAATTGGCGAAGGCATGGAAGGCGACGAGTACGGGCTACTGGGAGAAGACCCAGACCAGACGGTTACGTCAGAAAGTGGCCGAGCTTACGGACGACGCAGAGAACCTGCGCGCCTCGATCCAGACGATGCGCGAGGAGTACGAACGAAACGTTCAGGTGTTGAGCGCTCAGTACGCGGCACGTGAAGCCCAGGCCAAGGATCTCATGGCTCGCGCCGCGGAGTTGCTGTGACCAAACGGCGCGCGAAGGCGCCGGCACTCACGCCTCACGGGTTCGATCTGGCTTACGGGAAAGATTCGGCCGCGCAGCCGGGTATGGTCATGTTCAGAATCGCTAACGAGGGCGTAATCAAGTGGGAGCTGAACATGCCGCCCGAGGAGTTTCTGGTCCTGGCGCACGCGTTCGAGAACGTGGCTCGAGCCGTCGCCGCGGACGTGTAATGCTCGGTCGCGCACCGCGCGTGCTCGCCCTGACTGGCGATGAAACCGGCTGCAGCCTTTGGCGAATCTGGCAGCCATTCGCTGAGCTCGAACGCCGCGGCTTTATCGCCGAGTGGTCGCACAAGAATGACAGCGACAAGGTGCTGCCGCTCGTTGCGGCCGGTCGGTACGACGCGGTCATTACGCCGCGGATCGTCTGGCCGGTCGAGGGCATTGGCGAGCAGTGGGTCAACACGATTCACAAGGCCGGCCTGGCCTGGCTGTACGAGATCGACGACGACATCTTTTCGCCCAGGATTGTCGATCGGCAGATGCGCGTCTTTCCGGCCGAGGCGGCCAAAGGTCGCGACCAGCTCGAATGGGAACGTAACGAGCGGATCAAGATGCTCACCGTGTGCGACGGCGTGACGGTGTCGAGCCGGCGACTGGCGACGATTGCGCGTCAGTACGCACCAGCAGCAACGCCTGTTTATCACATCCCCAATAGCATCGATGCGAAGTGGTTCAGGTCAACGCTCCGCGGCATCGGTCGCATCCCCGAACTTGAGGGCAAGTTGACGGTTGGCTGGGCTGGCGGCGCACGCGAAGAGGCCGACATGAAGCCGCTTGCTGAGGCATGGGCGATCATCGCTGAGCGCTACCCCGAGGTCGAGTTCGTGATTCAGGGTCATATGAGCGACTCGCTCTACCACTCGATTCCGGATGAACGGCGGCACTCGCTGCCGTGGCTGGAATTGCACGAGTACCCGCGGGCGCTCATCAACATCGATATTGGCTGCTGCATTGTGGCGCCGCTCGTGTTCAACACCTCGAAAACGTGCATCAAGTGGTACGAGATGACGCTCGCTGGTGCCGTGTGCGTTGTCAGCCCGACGTTGTACGGGCGCGAGGTGACCGATGGTGAGGATGCGCTGGTCGCTGAGACGCCCGAGCAGATAGTCACGGCGCTGAGCCGACTGATTGAGTCTGAGGATCTGCGCCGGACGATCAGCCGTAATGCTCGGCGCGCGGTCATGGAGCGCCACAGCTTAGAGAACAACTGGCATAAGTGGCCGTTGGCCTGGTCAGACGCAATTGAACGATTCCGCGCGAAGCCGAGACTGATTCTCGCTTCCGCTTAGCTTTTATTCGCCGGCGCGAGCAATCTCCCCGGCTCATCTTCAACGCTTCTGAAGGGAGCCGGCCCCTTGCTGTACATGTCTACCCCGCTGGAGTTGGTCGAGATCAAGGCCGACTCGTCAGGCGCGATGCAATTCACCGCGTACGCATCGACGTTCAACAATCGCGATCACGGCGGCGACATCATCTCCAAAGGCGCGTTCGGTGCAAGTCTTGCCGAACGCAAGTTTCGACCGCTGCTCTGGCAGCACGACATGCGCGAGCCGATCGGCATCGAAAAATCACTCAAGGAAGACGCCCGCGGCTTGCTCGGCACGTGGGAGCTGGTCGATACCGTCCGCGGTCGGGACGCCTACAAATTGCTCAAGGCGGGCGCGGTGCGCTCCATGAGCATTGGCTACGTCCCGACGCAGTTCAAGTTCGACGACGCCGGCGATACGCGCATCCTCGAAGAAATCGACCTTTTGGAAAATTCAGTTGTCAGCATTCCGATGAACGATCAGGCGCAAGTGCAATCGGTCAAGCACGTGCATTGCGCGACGTGTATGGCGCTAATCGAAGTACCCAAGGAGGAAGAGCACAAGGAACAGCCGACGCTGGCGCAGCTCGCCAGCACGACCAGAGATGTGGTCGCGGCGTTCGGTGAACGCACTCGCGACTTGCTCGACAAATTGCAAGCAGGCGATTTCAGCCTGACGGAACAGAAACGCACAGACCTCCAGGCACTCCTTGAGACGTTCTCGGGGATCGACGCCGTGCGTCACGACGCCGAAGCGGTACTGGCTCACAAGCAGGAACAGGTACCCGACCCGACGACTAGCCAGCAGATCAGTACGACTGCCCTGGCTCTTGAACTGGCTCGTCACCGCATTCGTGCGCGTGGCTGGGAGGTCTGAACGAATCATGTCGATGACCATTGCCGAAGCTCAGACGGAGCTCAAGGAACGGCTCGAGCAGGCCGATCTGCGCGAGAAAAAGTATCTCGACACCGAGATGCCTAACGAGGAACGCGAAGAGCAAAAGAAACTGCTCGACGAGATCGCTACTCTCGAAACGAAACTGAACGATATCGAGGATGCCGAGCAGCGGCGTGCTCGCATTATGCAGTCGTACGAGCGCGCACGACGGCCAGCACCTGGCGCGCGCCCAACGTACGAGGGCGATGATGGAGACCTCGAGGGCAAGCGCATCTCACCAGGTCGTCAGTTCCTATCCAGCATGGATTACCGCACGGCCAAACAGCGCAAGATGTTCGATTCGAATCTGTCGCGTGTCGAGATCGGCGTCACGATGTCCGAAGGTACGTCGATGCTCGAATGGGCCCAGCAGAAAACGCTGTTGCGCGGCGGTTCGTCCACTTCTGGTGGGCCGTTCGTGCTCGAGGACCATCAGCCAGGATATCTCGACTTGCTGCAGGCGCCGCTGAACGTTATCGACATCATTATGCGGTCGCAGACGTCGAGCGACACCATCGAATATGTCCGTGAGGACACGTTCACCAACGCTGCGGCGTTCGTCGCTGAGGCAACGGGCTTCACGGCGTCGGCGCTCGCGACTGGCACGGGTACTGGCCTCAAGCCTGAGTCAGCATTGGCGTACAGCACGCAGACCGCGACGGTCAGGACGCTGGCTCACTGGATTCCGGTTACAAACCGCATGCTCAGTGATGCGCCGGCGATCCGCGGCATCATCGACGGACGGCTTCTGTTCGGCTTGCAGCAGAAACTGCAGTCGCAGATCGTGTCTGGTGACGGTACTGGTGAGAACCTTACCGGTATTTTGAACACGGCCAGCATTGGCGTCGTCGGCAAGGGCACCGATTCGCAGATTGACGCGCTGTACAAGGGTCGAACACTGGTCAACTGGACGGGCCTGGGCCGAGTCTCCGCGTTCTGTCTCAACCCGACTGATTGGCAGACAATCCGTCTGGCACGTGAATCGGCCTCGACGGCGACGCCTGGTTCCTACCTGTTCGGTCCGCCGAGCGGTATGGGCGCACCCACGTTGTGGGGTATTCCGGTTGTCGAAGACCCGAATATCACGGTAGGTACGGGCCTGGTCGGCGACTTCCAGCAGGGCGCCACGCTCTATGATCGCGAACAGGGCGCGGTCAGGGTCGGCACGGTGAACGACCAGTTCGTGCGCAATATGCAGACTATTTTGGCCGAACTCCGCGTGGCCTTCGTGGTCTGGCGGCCAGCAGTTTTCGCGAAAGTCACCGGACTCTGATCGGTGGCTAATCCTGCGCCTGCAGTCATGGACGTTGTTCGCCGTCTACGGCTGCGCTTACGCAGGATGAGTGGTGACGAGCCGGCAACGGAGCATCCACCGTTGCCGGCCGTCGACCACAAACGACGACTGATCTACTTTGATAAGGCACGCTGGCCGCGGCGTGATTATGAAGACAAGGGAGTCCAGCCGCATGGCTGATGAATACGTGGTGCAGCTATACGGCACCGGTGGCGATTACGTTACCGACGCGTTCACCGATCAAGACTTATCGCTGGCCAGTAATCGCGAGATGGTGATAGACAGCGGCGGCAAAATCTACGTCTGGAACCAGCGCAACGCCCAATGGCGAGAATCAGCCGGTGTCATCACGCTCGGCAAGGAAATAGTCAAGCCGGCTGAACCCGAGCCCGAACCTGAGCACGAGCCCGAGCCAAAGGTGGCCGATAAGGACAAGTGAAGGCGCCGTCGTTCACGTTCATTGTGCCGACGCATCGCAATGATCGGCCGATACCGCGTTGCCTCAACAGCATCGCGCCGCAGCTCGATCCGTCCGATGAGGTGATCGTGGTTGGCGACGTGCATGATGGGCCCTTGCCGAACGTCGAATCATGGGTAGCGTCTTACGGCTCGCAGTTCCGCTATGTGAGTTTGGACGCGGGCCATCACTGCTTTGGTCACTGTCAGAATAATCTCGGCATCGAGCAGGCCAAAGGAACATACCTTCATTTCAACGACGACGATGACGTCTGGACGCCGGACGCGGTGGCGCTCATGCGAAGAAGCGTCAGCATGTTTCCCGACATTGCGCTGCTGTTTCGGTTCCACTCGTACTTTGGCCTGGACTTCTGGGATATGGCCGGCCACTTTGAGCGCAACTACATCGGTGGCCATTGCCTGGTCGCGCCGAACGTTCCGGACAAGATCGGATCATGGACGTGCGACTACACCGGGGATTTCGACTACGTCGAGAGCACGGTGAACAATTTCGGTGGGCCGGACAGGGCGATCTGGGTCAACGAGTTCGTAGCGCGAGCGCGACCAGGATGATTCCCGCACCGACCAACAACTACACGGATTACCGAGACTGCTTGCGCGAGGCGGTTGCGCAGCAGCCCGAGGAATGGACGTTCAAGTCCGATCCGCGGTACCAGCGGGTGCTCGAGCATGTTGACCATTACCAGGGCGTCAGATTCATCGTGCAGATCAAGCAGGAGTACGCGGCGTACTGGTCGAGGGCGCTCTCGATATTGCCGGCCATCGTTGAGGAGAATGACCGTTACGGCAAGCCGATCACTGACACGTTCCAGGAGATCGGGCTGACGTGCTCGCCGTCGAACCTGCGCTATTTGAGCCAGGCATTGCGATTGTGGACGCATGCGCTCGAGATGGGCATGGAACGCATGCACGTGGTCGAGTTGGGCGGCGGCTACGGTGGGCTGGCACTGTACGTCCATCGGCTCGCATCGTTGTTCCCGAGCGTAGAGCTCGCTTGGTACACGATCGTCGACTTGCCGGAAGCCGCGGACATTCAGGAGATGGTGTTTGCTGAATGGGGCGTGCCGGCCATGACGGTGAATGGACTGGACGAGGTTGCGCTCGAATGGTGTCTCGACCATGCCGATGAGACGCAGGCGCCGCGGTTTCTGTTCTCAGCTTATGCCTTCAGCGAGTTCGATGAGGAAACGCGCGACTACTACGCCGAGCGTGTTGCGAAGCATTGCGAGCATGGCGTGCTGATCTGGAACTTTACCAACGGTCCGCACGAGAAACTAGCGGAACGGCCGGTCGGTGGGCCGGTCTATCAGTTCATCAATAAGCCGTTACGCACCAATCTAGATCAACCGGCCATGTATCCGGAACCCATCCAGCTCGTGAGGTTCTAGTGGTTTCGGCCCCGGTCAAACGCTACCCGCTCGCGCACGTGACGTACGGCGACGAGGAGATGGCCGCGGTCATGATGACGTTGAGGGCTGGCCAGACCACGTGCGGGCCTCAGGTGAAAGAGTTTGAGCGGTCCTTTGCCGAGTATGTCGGTCGCGAACATGCCATCATGGTCAACTCGGGCTCGAGCGCTGACTTGCTGTGCGCGTTCGGGCTGGGACCGGCTGAGCCTGGCGACGAGGTGCTGGTGCCCGCGGTGACGTGGCCGACACAGATCTGGTCGTGCACGATGGCTGGCTACACGGTGCGGCTCGTCGACGTCGACCCGACTACGTTGCAGATGGACCTTGCCGACTTGAAGCGCAAGGTCAACATCCATACGCGTTGTGTGTTCCTGACGCACGTGCTCGGCAACGTCGGCAACCTCGACGACTTGGACGATGTTGATATTCCAATTCTCGAGGACTGCTGCGAGGCGATGGGTGCTCGCTGGCGCGGCAAGCATGTCGGGACGTTCGGTTCGGCCGCGGCGTTCTCGTTTTTCTTCAGCCACCTCCTCAACACGATGGAGGGCGGGATGGTGGTGACGGACTCGCCGATCGATGAGCGCGACTACCGGCTATGGCGTTCACACGGCTGGGAGCCGAAGGTCGATTTTCCGTTCTGGTTCCCGACGTGGGGTTTGAACGTGCGGCCGACCGAGATCCAGGGCGCGTTCGGTAATGTCCAGATGACGCGGCTCGAAGGTTTTCGGAAAGCTCGAGCACGCAATTTCGACCGACTCATGGCCGCCATCCCGTGGGACTGGCTGAACGGCATAGCCGTATTGCCTGAATGTGAACCGGCATGGCATGGCTTCCCGGTGATGGTTGTCGAGGATGCACCGTTCTGCAAAACCGACTTGTGCCGGTACCTCGATGCGCATGGCGTCGAGACGCGGCCGATTGTGGCAGGTAACTTTGCCGAGCAGCCCGTAGCGCAGGGCCACCCACAGATCATCGCTGAGCATCTGCCGGGCGCGGAACACATCCATACGCACGGGTTCTATATCGGGATCTCATCGTTTGATGATGAGGACGGCGCGGCTTACGTCGGCGAGGTTGTGCGCGACTTCCTACGAGACACTAAGTGCTGATCGCCATGCGCGACCTTGTCGAGCGCTACGACGTGACACCGAAAGCGGTCCTACACGTCGGCGCCCATCTTGGCGAAGAGGCTCCTGATTATCAGGCCGTGGGTGTTGAGCGCGTCTTGTGGATTGAGGCGAACAGAGCGCTGATGCCGGCGCTACAGGCGCACGTAGCGGGATTCGCTGGTCAGCGAGCGTTGCAGGCTACGGTGAGCGACGTCAATGACGAGCCGGTGACGCTGCGACTGACGACCTTCTCGATGGCGTCTTCGATCCTGCCGCTCAAGGAGCACCTCAGGTTCTACCCGTCGATGCCCGAGGTCGGTGGGCAACTGGATATGAGCACCACAGTCGATATGTTGCTCGAGCAGCACGGCGAGTCGCCCGCGTTCGATATGGCCAACCTCGATGTGGAGGGCGCCGAGTTGTACGTGCTACGCGGCATGGCATCGGTCATGCCAAGTTTGAAGTGGGTCTATACCGAGGTCAATCACGAGGAGATGTACGAGGGCTGCGTCCTGGTGTCGCACATGGACGACTATCTTGGCGGCTTCGGGTTCAAGCGAGTAGCTATTCAGGACGCGTATATCGGCAGTCAGATGATGGGCTTCGCGGATGCGCTCTATGCCCGAATCTAGCCTGCAAGTCATCTGCTTTAGCAAAGACCGGCCGCTGCAGCTTCACGGGTACCTGACCTCGTTCTACCGGCACTGCGAGCAGAACGCGGACGTGAAAGTGCTGGTGCAGTCGCAGCCTCAGTGGTTCGCTGATGCGTACGGTCAAGTCGAATCCGAATTTCCTCAGGTCGAGTTCTGCCACGAGACAGACTTTCGAACGGACCTCGAATCGCTGATTGGCGATACCGAGTACACCATGTTCGGCTGCGACGACGTCGTGTTCACACGCTCGTTCGAGATACGGTTCGACGAGGGCGTCATTGGGGTATCGCTGCGACTCGGGAACCACATCACGCGCGATATGTTCGGCGCCCCGCTGTCACAGCCGACCATGTTTCGTCGGGGTAATCAGTGGCCGGTGGTTGAGGGCGTGGGCGATTGGGGCTATCCGTGGGAAGTGCTGGGCACGATCTACCGAACCGACTTCGTCAAACGCATGGCGGCGCGCGTGCAGGCCAACTCGCCCAGCCAGCTCGAAGAACGCGGCTCGCGCTGTTGGGCCGAGGAAACGGACGCGCGCCTGCTGGCATCGTGGGCCCTGTCGCGGCTTGTGGTGCCGACAGTGAACCTCGTGCAGCAGGAGTTCCCGAACGGGATCTGCGGCAACGTGCCGCTCGATGTCGGCTTCCTGCTCGACTGCTGGAACCACGGTATGCGATTGGACGTGGACCGATACGCGAACATGGCGCCCGAGTCGTGGCGTATCCCTGATTTCTTCTTGAGGCGGGCATGACGGCCTGGGCGTTCACGCTCGCGTACAACGAGGCGCCGCTGATCCGGTATTGGGTTCGAGCCTATCGAGATTTCTGCGACAAGGTCATCGTCTACGTTGACATTGGCTCAGATGACGGGACGGCTACGCTCGCGCGGCGTGAGGGCGCTGAGGTGCGGCCTTACGGACCAAGTGATCTGGACGACGTTGCCTTCGTTGCCTTCGCTCAGGAGCACTACAGAGAGGCGCGCGGCCATGCCGATTGGGTGATCTGGGTCGACGCCGACGAGATTCTGTACCACCCGCACATCGAGCAGCGACTTGTCGAACTGCGCGCTCAGGGGGTGAACTTTCCGACCGTCGCGGGCTACAGCATGATGGCCGATCACCCGCCGACCGGACTGGATCAGATCTACGACCAGATCCAGACAGGTTTTCCTTCACGAGCGTACGGCAAGGTTTGCATCTTCGACCCGATGCTTGACGTTCAGTGGGCAACCGGCAAGCACACCGCGACTGCCGTCGGCGCCGTGTCTGATGATGGCTCAGACCCGTTGAAGTTGCTGCACTACCGCTGGCTGGGCGAGGACTACTTTATGCAACGCAACTGGCGGAACTTCAGACGAGTGAACGCACTCAACAAGGCCATGCAGCACGGCAAGGAGATTTATCCCGGTTATCAAGGGGAGTACAGCCCGCAGTGGTACGCCGAACGCCGCAGCATGGTCGAGGTTTGCGTATGACTACGGGCGTGGCGTTCGCGGTTCAGGCATACGTCGAGGAACAGGCCCAGGATGTGGTGTCACTGCTCAAGGCGTGCGGCTGGCAGGATAACGCGATCCCGACGTACGAGGTTCTGGCTGAGGCTTCGATGACCGGCTGCGCGTTTGTCGCGGTCAGGGACGGTCACGTGGTCGGGTTCATTAGGGTGATCAGTGATGGCGAGGTGGTGTCGTACGTGACGGAGGTGGCCGTGGATGCAGGGGCAAGATTCCAGGGGATCGGGCGAGCGCTGATTGACGCTGTGGCTGCCGAGTTCCCGAAGGCGCGCATCGATCTGCTGTCGACGTCGAGTGCGCAGGAGTTCTACGACACTCTCTGCTTTACGCGGAAGTCTGGTTATCGGAGATGGCCGCAGTGATCCCCCTTTTCAAAGTGTTCATGGCTCCCGATGCCAAGGATCGAGCCGGGGTAACGCTCGATTCTGGGTACGTCGGCGAGGGTCCGCGCGTACAGGAGTTCGAGCAAGCGTTTGCTGAGTTGGTGGGTTTCTCTTCTCGCCCACCGCTCGCGCTCAACTCCTGTACGTCGGCGCTCGACCTGGCCTGTCACCTGACCGGTGTCGGGCTGGGCGACGAGGTCATCACTACGCCGATGACGTGTACGGCCACAAACGGCGTGCTGGTGAATCGCGGCGCAAGGATTGTGTGGGCTGACGTGGACCCGCTGACCGGTCTGATTGATCCCGCGGATGTGGCTCGGAAAATCACGCGGCGTACGCGCGCCATTATGGCCGTTGATTGGGCTGGTCGGTCATGCGATTACCGGGCGCTGCGCTTTTTTGGTCAGCCAGTTATTCAGGATGCAGCGCACAATCTGTTCATCGATCCTGAGAACTGCGGTCACTACGTGGCCTGGTCGTTCCAGGCCATCAAACACCTGACCACTGGTGATGGTGGTGCGTTGCTCGTACCAGCGGGGCAATATAACCGCGGCCGTCTGCTCCGTTGGTACGGGCTCGATCGCACGTCATCTGCCGACTTCCGATGCTCGCAGGACATCAAAGAGGCTGGCTTCAAGTACCACATGAACGACATCGCCGCCAGCATTGGGTTGGCCAACCTGCCCCATGTCGCAGAACTCGTGGCTCACCACCGCGAGAATGCGGCGTGGTTCTCCCAGAGCCTCCAGGGCGTGCCGGGCATCACACTACCTCCTGCTGATCCCGGCTCGTCCTGGTGGCTGTATTGCCTGCTGGCCGATGACCGAGCGTCCTTGATCGATCATCTGGCCAGCCGCGGCATAAGTGCAAGTCCCGTGCACCGACGTAACGATACCCACCCGGCTTTCTACTACCCAAACGGTCCGCTACCCGGCGTCGACCACTTCGCCGATCACGAGGTTGCCATCCCTGTGGGCTGGTGGATCTCTGAGAATGATCGGGGGCGGATCGTGGCGGCCGTACTCGAGTGGTCGCACTCGCGTCAATTGGTTGGAGCTGCGGCATGACGCTCGTCCGATTTCCGACGCGACCTGATCGCGCCAAGCCGCCCATGAAGCCTAAGCCCAAGCCGAAGCCACCGAAGCGACCCTACTGATGAGCGCTAACCTCTACGCGTCTGTCTCCGAACTCAGGGACCGTCTTGGCCTGACGGATACCGACCAGGACTTCATGCTCGACCACGCCCTGCAGTCGGCTTCACGGTGGATCGACAAGACTCTTGGCCGAAGGTTCTTCACGACGGCCGCGGATGAGATCCGCTACTTCACGGCGTGTAATGCGTACTGGTATCTCGAAACAGGCGATCTTCTGAGTGTGACCACGCTCGCCACAGACGCGAACGGCGATGGCATCTTTGAGACAACGTGGACGGTTACCACCGACTACTGGCTCGGGCCGCGGAACGCGCCGCTTGACAGTGAGCCGTATACCTGCATCAACAAGAACTGGACATCAGGACGGTATACGTTCCCTGCCTGGCAGGATGCCGTACAGATCACCGGCAAGTTTGGTTATTGCACGCTGGCTAACGTGCCGCCGCAGATTCGCGAGCTGACCCTGTCACTTGCCGAAACCGGCACAGGCTCGGTCGGAGGTGGTGACCTCGCTATCCCCGGCGTGCAGAGTTACAAGATCGGGACCGAATTGTCGGTGACAATGGGCAGCACCAAACTCGCCGACTCGAATCTGTCGGTCCTCACCCAGTTCCGGCGTGGCGGCTTCGTCACCTAGATGGCGATTCCCGGTCTGGCTGGCCAGGCTCGTCTGAAAGCAGCCCTGGCTCGGACGTTCAATGCGAGCGCAACCATCATGCGTAAGGCGCAGGTTGCCGACAACACTGGCGGCTACACCGATACCTACGTCGTCGAGGCGACACATCCGTGCTCGTTCTCGCGGTCGCAGATTACACCGGTCGAACGGGAAAACGCCGTCCAGGTGCGGGCGATATCGTTTTGGACATTCGTATTTGCGGCCGGGACCGACATCTTGACCACGGATCGCATTGTGGTCGGCAGCCGAACCTTCGAGGTTGTCTCATCAGCAACCGGCAGTCTCGAACTCGCAACCCGCGTCGTCTGCCAGGAAATCACCTAGTTACAGTCCGCCGCTCACGCGGTAGCTTGGCACGCGCCAGTTCTCTGGCTCCTGACAAGAACCTAGCAGAAGGAGTCAGGACACACCGTTATGGCCCGTTCACTTCTCACCCCGACTACTACCGCCGCGACGGGCGTCGTGCTCGCATCTGCTGTTGCAGTTGATTCGGGCAACGGCAACGAATGGACGAATACCGGCCGGTCGCTCATCGAGATTTTCAATAACTCGGCATCCGCAATCACCGCGACATTCGTCACGAACGGCACCTACAGCGTCGGCACCACGGCCTACGCCATCGCAGATGACGTAGTAGTGGTGGCGGCGAGCGCGACGATGGCGGCTGGCCCGTTCGATACCGCGCTCTACAACTCGACCACGTCGACGGTTCAGGTGAACTGGTCAAGCGGCACGAGCATCACCGCGCGCGTGATCCTGCTCGGCGCCTCCTGATCCAATGCCAGCCGGTTCGATAACGGCCAGCATTGTTGTGCGGTCTAACCATATTGGCACGTTGGTCACACACCTCGAACAGCGGATGCACGAGATTGTCGACGAGGCGGCCGGGCAGGTTCAAACTCGTGCTAGTCAGATCGCACCCGTCGATACCGGCGCGCTCCGAAACAGTATCTACGTCAACAATGGCGATGCCAGCGACTACAGCCAGCGTGTCGGTACGGCCCAATCACTCAATCCTGACATGGTGGCGCTCGAGGAGATCACCCCCGAGTTTGTTATCTCCGTATCCACGTCACCTGGTGACGAGTCATACCTTTCGGTTGTTGGCGTGGCGGCTGATTACGGACTCTTCCAGGAGCTGGGTACCAGTCGGAACCGTGCACAGCCGTTCATGCTGCCGTCGGCGCTCGGAGCGCAGGGTGATTTCGAAACGGCTATGACGCACATAGCAGAGTGAGTTCGTGAGCGCAGATATCTCGCGCATCGATCAGTGGATTTACGGCATTTTGGGCGGCGATGTCACGTTGTCCACTGCGGTCAGCAATCGGGTATACGGCGATATGGCGCCACAGGGCGCCTCGATGCCGCTGGTGTTGTTCTCCTACCTGGGTGGTGCAGATAAGGTGCTGACGCTGCGTACGCGGCTGACGAACGCGATCTATCTGATTCGAGCCGTGGCTACTGGCTCGTCGTACAACACGGTCGAGTCGATCGCGGACCGCATGGACTTGCTGCTCACCACAGCGTTGCCTGATCTCGGCGTTGTGGTGCGTGACATTCGGGTGTCGTCCTGTACGCGCGAGCAGCCGCACCAGCGGAAGGATATGGAGAACGGCGTCCCGACCGTATACCTGGGCGGGTTCTACCGCATTCGGTACCAGCCACTCGTGGTCGTATGACCGATGAGCGCGAGTTCTGGATTCAGGTACGGCGCGGATTGTCCATTGTCACGCACGCGATTGATGAGGAGCGTGCTCAAGATCAATTCTGGGCGACCATACTCCGCGGTTTGAACATTGTCGTCAGAGCGATTGAAGTCCGCTGGCGGTTACCGCACAGCAGCATTCGCACCATAGGTCAAATTCCCGAGCCACCGGCTGAACCGCTCGCTCGATCTGAAGAAAGGATCGGGCAATCGGATGCCATTCAGCTCAGGTAATATCGCAACCTTCTCGCTCGGCGGCAATGATCTCAGCGCGTACACGACGAGCGTCACGCTGCACCTCGAACGCAACATCAGCGATATCAACCCTATCGGCGGCAACGCCATCAGCAAGCTGGTCGGACCCTACGGCGGCACGATCAGTCTTGAGGGTGGCTACGATCCGGTAGTCGACGCCATCCTGTCGGCGTACATGCTGGCTGCTACCCCGGCGTCGTTGGCGTTCGTCTATCGACCAGCAGGTTCAGGAGGTGGCACTCGGGCAGTTGGGGGGAACTGCTATATGTCCACGTATGAAACGGCAACGCCGGGGGATGACACGGCCACGTGGACGGCGGAACTGGCAATCAATGGGACTGTAACTAACGCGTAGTCAGCGTACGTGCTCGAAGGCTATCCAGCCGGCCTTGCCGTACTGGGGGCCTTCCATCACGCGCACTTTCATGGCGTACCAGCCCTGCTCGAGCACGAGCAATCGTGTTCCGTTGGCTACGGGGAAGATGCGCTCCTGGCGTATCAACTCCCGTAGGCCAATCTCATCCTTAGCCGCTACTGCCTTGGCGTACGCATCCTGGCTCACCGCGGTTTCGGATAGATACCACTCGTTGCCTTGCCTCGCCCAGAGCCGGGCTTCCTGGCCAACGGCCAGACGCGCCGGCTCTGGGGTGCTCGTAGGTCGCGGGGGCGAACCAGGCGTGGCTGAGCAGGCGGTTATCCCAACGAGCAGGATGCCGCACAGCCACAGGCGCATAGCCGGCGCAGCGTACGGGACGACGGTCGACCTGTCAACTTGAACCATTCCCCCTTGAGGAGGGCGCATGAGTTTCGATACCCAACCACCACACATGCTGACGATCGACGAGATCTGGGCCGCCAAGGACATCGAGGAGCGGGTTGTGCCCGTTCCACAGTGGGGTGGCGCCGTCAAGATTCGAACGCTGAGCCAGAAGCAATCGGCCGATCTACGTCGGAAGGCCCAGCGCATCAACCCAGTGACCAAGCAGTCCGAACTCGATAACGAGGCGCTCGAGCAATTGCTATTCATCGAGGGCGTGATCGAGCCGCAGTTCAGCATCACGGACTATGGACGGCTTAGCGAAAAGTCGATGGCGGCCGTGACGACCGTGCTCAAGGCGATCATGGACGCTTCCGGCTTCAGTGGGGAGAGTGTAAACGAGGCAACTAAAAGCCCTGTTGAGGGATCCCTCGCTGCGGTTCGAGTACACACTGGCGAAGATGCTGGGGATGACGAGGGCTGAATTGGTGACTCGGATGAGCGGCTCAGAGTTCGCTCACTGGGTGGCGTACCACATCCTCGAGCGTCGAGACGAAGAGCGTGCTATGCGTCAGGCCAGGAACAAGCAGCAGGCGCAACGGCTGAGTAAACAGGTGAATCGGGGTTAGCCGATGCCTGTGCCAATTGCCGAGCTCTTCGTATCGGTGGGCGCCGATATCTCTGGTGCCACTCGCGGTCTGAGCCAACTGAACTCGCAACTTAACAATATTGGTAGTAATGCCGGAGCGGGGTTCAGTCTTGCGAACGTCGGCAAGAACCTCAGGACTATTGGGAGTCAGGCCAAGACCACGGGGTTCAACCTGACGCAAGACCTGACCGCGCCGATCCTGGGTATAAGTGCAGCGGTGTTCGGCGCAGGCTCAGATTTCGAGCACGCGTTTACCGAAGTCAAGCGTACGGTCACCGGTCTGGACGACACGCAACTCCAGGACTTGCGAAAAGATCTACTGGATATGAGCAAGACTCCCGCCGGCGGTCTGAAGACTGCTTCAGAACTGGCAGAGATTGCTGCGGTTGGCGGTCAACTCGGGCTCGCCGGCGGCGATATCAAGCAGTTCACTTCGTTAGTAGCACGCCTTAGTTTGGCTACTAACCTGCCTTTTGCTCAGGTTGCTGACGATGTTGGCCGTGCGATCAACGTTCTCGGGTTGGCAAGTAGCGACTTCGAGCGGTTTGGGTCTGTCATTACTAAACTAGGAAATGACTTCGGCGGAACTGAAGCCGACATTCTGGAATTCAGCCGAAGGTTGGGCGGCACACTGTCCTCACTCGGAGTGAAGCCGGCACAGATTGAGGCAATCGGCGCTGCCTTATCGGCGGCAGGGGTGCTTCCAGAGGCAGGCGCTACAGCGGTCAACCAGTTCTTCGTCGACATGGTCAATAGCCTGAATGAGACGAGTGGCGCATCTGAGGAGACGAAGCAGAAGCTCCAGAATTTGAAGGACACGATTTCTGATCTGAGCAGCAACCTCGAAGTAGCCTCGCTTCGTCAGAAAGAGTTTGGACGTAATACCCCGGCGTCAGTTGTCAAGGCCAATCAACTTGCGATACAGAAGTATCAGCGTGACCTTGGTCAGGCCAATACGAAGTTGGATGCGTTCTCGCAGACGTCGGCCGAAGGAACGCTGAATATCGGTGGCATGGCTAAGGTTGCCGGAGTCACTGATGAAGAATTCCGCAACCTTATCAAGACCGACCCAGCACGTGCCTTCGCGAGTTTCGTGGATGGATTACGTCGGATTCAACACTCCGCTGGCGGGCCAGCAGCGGTTACCAAGACGCTCGAAGAACTGGGTATCACAGGTGACCGACAGCGGGAAACGTTCCTCAACCTGGCCAACGCTCAACAAGATGTCACGTCGGCACTGAACATAGCCGAGCCTGCATGGAACAAGCAGACTGCGCTATCAGACGAAGTCGCTACCGCTATGGAGGACATGAAGAATCAGATCAAACTGGCTGCCAATGTCTTTCAAACATCACTGATCGATGCGTTCGACAAGCAAAGGCCAGCGATCCAGGCGCTCGTTGACCAGATCAATACCGACCTGATCCCAGCCTTCAAGAATCTAGTCGATTCGATTCCTGTATTGTCACCTGATGCGCTCAAAGCCCTTGGTGCATTGGCAGCGCTCGGTCCGGCGATTATTGCATTAGGTGCAGCGCTGTCGATCGTAGGTGCCATCATCCTTGTCCTGAGCGCTCCGTTAACACTGCCCATCATCGCCGTGCTCGCTGGCTTGGCGTTGGTGTTCGGGTTGGTCGCTGCAAATAAAGATACGATCAATAACGCCTTCGATAACATCGTCGCTGGAGCCAAGACGTGGGGCACCGATTTCAATAACGCGCTGCAGGCAGCAATCCTTGGAGCGGGCTCGATCTTCTCGGCGTTCGGCACGTTCCTGGACGGCTTCTTCAATACAGTCATCTTGCCGATTTTCCAGCGATTCCCGGCCTGGATTTTGGAACACGTGCTCGGCCCAGTCATTGGGCTACTCGAATTCTTACAAACTCTCGGGATCACCAGTATTCCCGGTGTAACCGCTGATCTCGGGGCAACGATCGCCGATCTGAAGGCAAAGCAGACCGCTGCGGCGGCTACGGCCGGTGGTGCCCAAAACGCTATCAACGTGACGATCAATAACCCGATGGTCACGAGTCAGAATCTACTTGACCAGCTCGCGACCAATGTATCGAACGCAGTCACGACCGCGCTTATCACAGCTGAGAAGAGCGTGATCATCGCGCCACAGCCGTTGCCTGGCCATGTTCCGGGTACGCCGTTCTAATGTCGTCATTCAGCAGCGGCTCCGTAAACGTGACGTTCACGGTTGACCGAGAGAGTTTCAGCGAGCAGCGGGATGCGCGAGTAGCAACTCAGGAGATCCCTGGCGGTAACGAGTTCACGGTCGACCTCGCTGGCCGCCAACCGCACAAGATCTCCGTGAAAGCCATCCTGCCGAACGAGACATCATGGGGTGCCATGAACTCGGCGCTAGGCACGACCGGCTCGTTGCAGATCGACACTTTGAATACACACGACGTGGTAGTCATGAGCGTGAGTCGGGATGCGCCGTATATTGACGGGCAGATATCGGCCAGCATTGCGTTTCTCGTCACCGACGACTGATGCCCACGGTTCGCACGCTACAGCACTCAGTCACATTCAATGGCTCGACGCTCGACAACGTTCTGTCGTTCCGGTACGCGCTGGGCTTCGACGAGCCGGTCGGGAGCGCTCAGATCACATTAGGCGGCTGGACCTCGCCCGGCGTGCTCATGCAGACCTCAAGTCTCGGCACCTATTTCGACGAGGTGTCGATCCGAGTAGACAATATCGTGCGCTGGTCGGGCATCTTCCTCCAGTGGGATTTCTCGCTGTTCCCGCGGCAGGTAACCATGCAGTGCAAGGGCCGGCTCGAGTATGCCAATCGGTACAAACTCCCGATCGAAGCCGTGCGCGTCGAGGATAAGGGCTTGCTGCTCGAGGATTTTGTATCTGGCGACACTACAGACGAGAACATCGTGTCGGCTGTTCTGAGTTACATCAGTCTCAGTACGCGTGGCGGCGCCATCGATGGTACGGGTCGTATCTACGGCACGATCGCGAACCAGGAGTTCGTGTGGGCCGTCAACGAGTCTGCGCTGAGCTACATTCAGAAGATCGATGGCGTGAGCGCCGGCTACCGCACGTTCGAAAGCGCAGACGGCCAGATTTACCGGGCGTCCGTTACGTCGCGGCCATCAGGCTCGCCAGAGTTGACCTTTACGGAGGGCGTCGATATCAAGGAGGCATCCGCGAGTCGAACGGTGCAGAACGCGTGCAACGGGGTCAGGATCGGTGGCTATTCGGTTGGTGACTATGCCGACCCGCGGGTATGGCTCCAGATCGACGGTAATGACTTCATGGACGCCAGTAACCCGCAGATCTACTCGTACGACAACTCGATGATCGAACGCCGCGCGGAAGCGAGCTCGGGCACGGGTATGAGTTGCGAGCGCATGGCTGAGTTCTGGTTAGGCGAGTTGAACCGCGAGGTAGTCACGGTGCAGATGACGACGCCTCGCTCGGATCTGATCGGGCCAGCTCAAATTCATCTGGTTCAGGGGCCGGGCGGCCAGGCGTACCGTATTGGTGTGGGTGAGCCGTTGTGGGTTCAGCGGGTCGAGGGCACATTGGATGCGAGCGGCGCCTTCTCGCAGACCATGACGTATATCGGGGGCGGAATTTGACGTTCGAAGCGCCGGCCAACGATACGCCGTTCAACAATCCGAGCGCGCAGCCGGCCCTGGTCGAGATGTGGCGTTCGGCCATCAAGAAAGCGCACCAGGAGATCCCGCCCGCACCGGTTCTACCGTCGGTGATCCTGGCGAACTTCGATGGGGTAGGACTGCCTTTGACCGTTGGCATGGCTGCGTTTGCCGAGGTGACGTTCCCGTGCAAGCTATTGAGTTGTCATATCTACGCAGGCGTGGCGAACGTTACAACGGGTATCCAGCCGGTCAACTGCTCGGCGAGTGTGGAGCTGCGCATTGCGGCTCAGGGCCAGTGGTCGTCTGGAAGTAGGACGGTCTATTCAGGAACGCGGCCAACCCTCACTGGCGCAGCCGAAGCGGACGTTAACATCACTGGCTGGGTTACATCGTTTCAACCGGGCGATGTGCTGACGTACGTGCTCTCATCGTTCACTGGTGCGGCCACGGTGCTGACCATCAGTTTGCCAGTACGACGGCTTGACGTGGTGGGCGTGGGATCACAGGCACTCAGGGATGGGGCGGGGTCAGTGATTCTCGGTACTGAGTTCACCACGTCCGGTGGTGACCCGTTCGTGCTCAGGAGTTAGTCACAGCCGATGCCGTTACATGCGAATGCCGCAGGGCTCGACCTCCACGAATCCAAGCGCATGAAAGAGCCTGTCCGCGCTGCATCCACGGCAACAGTAACGTTGGCATCTCCTGGCGCGACAATCGATGGCGTCACGCTTGTAGCAGGCGATCGTGTTTTGCTCAAGAACCAGGCGTCGACATTCGAGAACGGCATCCATACATGGTCTGGCGCCGCTGTGGCGCTTGTACGTACGGCGGATGCTGATTCAGCCGCGGACTTTACTTACGGCTTCTTCGTGTTCGTGCGCGAGGGTACGGCGAACGCTGCGACGTATTGGGTTATGACGCAGACCGCGGCCATTACCCTCGAGACGACGTCGATCACGTTCGTCAAGGTTGATTCTGGCACGTTCGCCGGCGAGGTCACGGGAACCGACTTCAAGCCGACTGGGCTTACTGGTGCGACATCGGTTAGTCGATATGTCGGTGCTACAGCAAGCCTCGCACCCACCACTGGAACGTTCGCTGCAGGTGACTGGGTTATTGACCTGGTCGGCAAAACGTGGATATGTACGGTCGGCGGTTCGCCTGGGACATGGATCCAGCTCAACGCGTCGATCTCGGGTGGCGCGAATGGGCAGGCACTCAACTTCCTGGCGCTCACCGAATTGACGACCATCGCGGCAGCAGCCACCACTACGACAACCATTCAGATTCCAGCCGCATGTATCTTGCTAGCGGTCAGTGTTCGTGTGACCGTAGTCATTCCGACTGCGGCGACCTTCACGGTCATCGGCAACACATCGACGACGGTCTACAACACCGCGGCTGTGTCCACTGCTGCGAACACAACCGATGCTGGCACTGCTGCAGGAGCCGTATTCAACGGTACGGCACAGACGGTACGCATCACGCCGAACCTGACACCAGCTAATAACTCTGGACGTGTGCGCGTGACGATCTTCTATATGACGAGCACGCCACCAACAAGCTGACGTGCCTACTACGGCGACGTTTGGTTATGGCTGGGGTAATCGGCAGTCGGCGTTTGGTGTCGGGCTTTATAAAGGAGCGCTGAGCGTCGGTGACCAGTTAGACCACACGACCCCGTTAGATCTAAGCGGCGTAGGTCGATACAACATCGCCAAGATCGCAACCAGCGGCCTGACGACGATGCTTCTGACAACGAGCGGCGGGCTAGTGGTGGCTGGCTCCAATGAGCATGGCGAGTTCGGCAATGGGACAAGCGACACCTTGAGCCACACGTCGCTTATAAGCACAGGCATCGCCAGCGTGACCGACGTGAGTGTGGGTGGGTACGCCGGCGCAGTCAACGGCAGCGATGTACTCGCGCTGTTTAGCAATGGTCACGTGGAAGGTTGGGGCTCAAACTTCTACGGCTCGCTTGGCTTTGGAGACACCACTGAACGACACACACACGCTACGACCTGGCTGCCAGCCAGCCGTGGCGGACTGACCATTACGCAAGTCGAGTGTGGCTCGAATCACTGCGCGCTGCTGGACTCCAACGGAGAGGTATGGACTGCCGGCTCCAACAGTAACGGCCAGTTAGGTCGCGGAACTATCGGTGTCTCCGATCTGAGCTGGGGCAAAGCTACAGGCTTGACCGGGTTGGTGGTGACGCAGATTTCGTGTGGGCACGAAACGACTTTGTTTGTGCTTTCGACTGGCGCGGTGTGGGCGTGTGGAAATGGCCTCGACAACCGGCTCGGCCGGACGATTCGTCTCTTGCCTGGGTCACATACGGCTACGCCGACGCAGATCCCCGCGGTTGCCAACGCAGTTGAGGCACGCCAGGTAGGCGCGGTGTCGTGGTATCGAACCCTTACTGGCAGGCTGTTCTGGAATGGTGCGCCGGGAACAGACGGGGCGATAGATGTGGTGGGGAGTGGATCATTCGAGAGCGACTTCGGGTTGAATTTTCCCTTCGAGACAACCGCGCCAGGCTCGGGGGTGACGTATGCCAGGCTTGCCTACACTAGCGGCTATATAGACTTGTTGGGTGGCGAAACCGGGATGATGGCCATTGGCTCGAATGGCAGGCTCTACACCCAGGGATCAGGCTTCTATTACGGTCCCGGCGACAACACCCAAACAAACCACTCTGTATTCACTGAGTCGGCAGGTTTGGGTGCGGGGATTACGGCAGCGACCTTTGGCGGGGCACTGTATTGGGGAGTTACTGTCAACAATGTTGACAGTACTCTGGTGGCAACCTTTGCAGGCCAGGGGAAGGCGTTTCGATGGGTGCCTGGCGATCCTGCGGTTTCGGGTACCTGGATGAATCCTGGATTTGACGATAGCACGTGGGTTGCGCCGGTGAACGCAGCCTCTGGTACGAGCCCGGCGCCACCGTCGCCGCCGTACAGCGGTGACCTACTGTGGCCTCTTGCTATTGAGACGAACCAGAACGCGTTCATGTACTACCGGTTCCACTTGAACGTGCCGGCTGGCACGTTGATCAGGACGGCGAGTATAAACGCACCGGCAGTCGATGGAACGTTTGCGACGGAGGCGGGCTTCCTGTCCGCTCCACCATTCGGCCCCATGCCATTCGACTCGTTCGTCAACGGAAATGGAGCAGCCCTTGGTTTAGTTGCCGGGACGTTTGAGACCCTGCTTGCCGTTGGTGCAGACAACCTGATCGCGGTCCTGGTTCCTGATATCTATGCGGCTCCTGTGCCGATTGCGACTGGCCGGTGGGCGTCGTTCGTGTTCCATCTGGCTTACAAAGGAGCAGCGGTGACTGGCGTTGTTGCAACGTCTATTGGTCGCAGTTCAGCCCAGATCATTGGGTGAACACTAAAAGGAAGGAGGACGGCACAGACGCGCTGTGACTAGCAAAATTGGAGGGCACAAGGGCTACCTGATTATTGACCACAGCAACTCGCCCGGTATCCCTGACGATCTGGCGCCGCGGATAGCCGCGGCTGGTGGCGTGCCAGTACCCGGTAATACGGTGGCTGAGATCGACACGTGGACGTGCTCGCATTGCAATGCGATTGTTCTCAAGAACCCAGATCGAACTCGGCCGCGGGAGGTCTGCCGCAAGTGCATGCACGTGGTATGCGACCGGTGCTCGCTCTGGTGTGAGCCGTTCGCACAACTGGCTGATGCCATTCAAGAGGGCAAGTTCCACGCCTTGCCGAGCAGCCCGCTCCTGGTCCCTGGTAAACCGCTATGACCGGCCTGACAGTAGAACAGCGAACACTGCTCGAGCAGCGCTACTGCGAGGCTGGCCATCAATCCGATGGCATAAACTACCCCACGCCAGAGGGCGTCTGTCCACTATGCGCCTGGCCTGAGCTACAAGAACAGATCGATCGTTACTATCGGTTGGTCGGGGAGCAAACGACCCAACCACGCGAGCCGCTCCACCCATCAGTTGCGCAGCTCGAACAGTCCATGTCGCCGTCGCTTACGGCACTTTCTCACACCGAAAGGTAGGACTCGTCGAGTGGCCAAGTTCAGTTATTCCTTCACCACGTTTACCCCCACCGCAACGGCTGATGCCGCGACTGCGCTCGCTAACGGTTCGTACATGGGCGTCCAGGGTGGTAACGCGACCCAACGTCTCACCTTCATCGAGGTCTACTTGGGTGGTCAGGCCGGCGCCAGCTCGCCGACGTTCATGCTGCTGTCGCGCGATTCGACGGTGGGCGTCACGCTGTCCTCCACGTCGGGCGCGATGCAGGCTGCGCTTGACGGTACGCATTCGGTGCTGTCGGTCGTGCCGATTGGGTTTACCATCGCTGGTACCAACCCCCAGCGCTCCACCACGTTGCACTTGCTCAATCTGAGCTACAACGCGTTCGGCGGTATCGTGCGTTGGGTTGCTGCTCCGGGCGAGGAGCCGTCGACCATCGGTAATACCGCGTCGTTGGGCGAGGTGTCGCTCAGCGCGTTCACCGGCGGTACCGCGGGCCTGACGGGCGCCCACATCATCTACGAGCCCGCGTAGGTCGGTCTGATTCTCATATGTCCGATTCGCTCGGTACCACGCTGATCCTGTGTGCCTACCGGTCGGTGAGCCTACCTACGCACGGCTGCATCATGGAGCTGTTCAAGACACCGAGTCACAACCGGTGGCGCGAGCAGCGCGGAGGTGAAGCGGGCATTGCTCGTGCCCGCTCCATCCAGGCATCCAAATGGTTCCGCGAGACAACCGAAGACGTCTTCCTGATGCTTGACGACGATATCGTCTTCGATCCGGAGGACGCCAACAGTATTGTCGATCGCTGCCGTGCTGGGTACGATGTGATCGCAGCAGCGTACCCGACCGGCGACGCTAGCCACCTCGCTATCCGCACGCTGGGCGAGTCGCTGCTGCGCTTCGGCCCAGATATGGAGCCGCTCGAGATGCGGCACGTCGCCACGGGCTTTTTCGCTGTCCACCGGCGCGTGATCGCGGCCATGGTCGACGTGTTGCCAGAGTGCAATACAAACGCGTCCTGGCGCTTCTGGCCATTGTTCGGGTTCGCGACCGAGGCTGACGCTGAGGCGGGTGGCACGAACAACCTCAGTGAGGACTACTACTTCTGCAATCGTGCAAGAGCGCTCGGGTTCAAGGTCTATCTGGATATGTCCATTGCAGTCGGCCATGACGTGTTGTCGCGGCTGAACGTGGTCAACATGGAAGCGGTGTACCAGGCGTTGCGCTACGGCAGCCAGGCAACCAACGGGGCACTAGTCAGGTGAGTAAGCCGGCGGCTACGTACGAAAAGCCAGTGGCGTGGAATATGGTGCGCTGTACGTGTTTGCTCTGCGGTAAGACGTTCTATCGTCAGCACCGGCCGCGGTTTGGTCAGGCGTTCTGCTCGGAGGCCCACTACTGGCGTGAGCGGCGGACCATCCAGCGGCTAGCTCTACCGATGGCTAAGGAAGTCTGATGCCGACGTTCACGGTGTCGGCTTCGGCCGACGATGCCCATATGCCGAGTATCGCTAACGATAGCGGGCGTGCCCCCACGGGATCTGGCGCCGGAAATATTACCAGCACGTTACTGAGTCCAGGTTCACATGGTAGTAATGATGAATGGAGCGTGGGTGCCCGGTTTACCGGCGTATCGGTCGCGAATGGCGCGACGATCTCATCAGCCTCGTTCTCGATGAAGGCACAAGCGACGTATTCATCGCCTGGCACCATTAGCTATCTGGTTTCCGGACACGCCTCCGATAACTCGACCGCATTTACAGTCTCGGGTGGTTTGTTGAACACGACCAACCGGCCACGGACGACGGCTGTCTCGGCTGCGTGGGATAAGACAGTCACCGTCTCAGGTACGCGCTACTCGATTGACGTGACTTCAGTCGTGCAGGAACTCGTAAATCGTGCTGGGTGGGCGAGTGGCAATGCGATGTCGATGCTCGTGGATACCAACACGACGACAACGCTCGGTGAGTGGACTGACTTCTACGCATGGGACGACACCACTGATCGCACCAACAATCCGCCGCAACTGGTGATAACCACTGGCGGCGGCGGTGCCCCATTTGACAGCATGGACCCCGGAATGCAATCCGCTCTTGTCTCGATGATGCGCTGATGGCGATTCAATCGCGGGTTCAATGGGACAACGGCAGACCAGACCGACCGGCCACGGTGACCATCTTCTGGGATGACGTATCGCTTCTGCTTACGTCAGTGGTGGTCAACAACACGAACGGCATTTACCCGCTGATGTGCGCGGCCGTGGTCGATGCTCAGCCGAACAGGAACTTCAACGTGACAGTGCAACCAGGCTCTACGTTCCAACAGAATGTCCCTACGAATCAAGCCAACCGCTTCGAGTTGTTCATGGACCCGATTCATGGGGTTACTGGCATTAGCTGGAATATCGGCGGCGGTTAGCCAGTGGCCTCCCCCGTCTTTCGGTCCAAGTCGAACGGTGGAGGATCGCCTGCCGCCGACGTGACGGTCAATGCACCCTCCGGTACGGCATCTGGCGACATTCTCATTGCTCTCTTGACCAAGGATGACACCAACGCAGTGACGTGGCCGGCGGGTGGCACTCCGTGGACAATGCTTGAGGAAAACACCGCTAACGGGTTCTACATGGGGGTAGGTTGGCGGCGCGCAACCTTTTCCGATGTTGCGAGCTACACATGGACGTTCACGAGCACCTGGCGAGATTGTGTGGTCCTTGCCTACACCGGTGGTATCGGCACCGGCAATCCGCTGGACCCTGACAACCCAGCGTCGTTCAACTCAGGCACGGTGGCAACAGGCACCCAAACGTGGGTAGTCAACGATCTAATTACCTTCAGTGTTGACACCACGGTGATGGCGCTTGCTGGCTACATTGGAACCTCTAGCTGGGGAGCAACGCCCGGTGGCGGCTGGGTGGCTCGTCAGAATTCTGCCGGCAACGAGAACTACGCCATCGAACTCGCGGTTGCGGCGACAGGAACGACTACTGGTCCGACCATCAACCTGGCCGGCTCGGGGGGCGCGGTAAAGAGCTTCATCTTGGCGATTCAATCGGTAGCGGTTGCCGCTGCTGTTGATGCCTTTTTCCCTGCCGCACGCGGTAGCGGGTAACCAGGCGTAGGCAATGGCCTACTGGCGCGGGTCGCAATACGACCGACAGCAGGCCGTTGCGCAGACTAGTCAGAACTACGATCAGGTCCATGCGACCCCGCTGATCCTGCAAGGCCAGGACAAACTCAATCCTGGCAAACAGACATTCGAGACGACACGTCCGAATGCGTTCTTACTCAGGTCGCAGCGCTTCTTTGCGCTGATCGCCAATAACTTCGATCAGGTCCATGCGACGCCGCGGCCACTGCAGGGTCGGGACGCGATGGCCGTCGGTGGATCGACGCTGGACACGCGTCGGCCGGTTGCTTATCTAGTTCGACAGACACGGCTGGCGATGACCAGCCAGCAATACGACCAGGTTCATGGCACTCCGAACCCGCTGCTAGGCAAGGATGCGCTACCAGTTGGTGGGTCGACCATTGATACACGGCGACCGACCGCATATCTGGCCAGGGCCTATCGCTACCCGGTTTACGACGGCAATTCGGGCACGGCGTTCCTGCCCGAGCAACCGACCGGTGTACCGCTCCCGCCAGGGCAATCGTCACTTGACACGCGGCGTCCGTCCGCATTTCTGGCTCGTGCTTACAGATACCCGGTCTACGATGCCAACTCGGGGAATGGGTTCCTTCCCGAGCCGGGTGGGTCTTCGGTTGCTGGTGCTTCGCATCTGCTGCTGCCGGCCGCCCATCTTGGTCGGTTCCGATATGCGACGTATGACACGAACTCGGGCAATGCGTTCCTGCCCGAAGAGCCGGTCTCTGGACTTCCGCCAGGACAGGCGACGCTGGATACCAGGCAACCCGGTGTTGCGCGGTATCGGCTGGCGACATACGACGCGAATGCTGGCAACACGCTCCTGCCCGAGCTCGTCGGGCAAGACGCGATGGATGTCGGCGCACAGTCGTTCGACCTCCCGCCAAAGACCGCGGCGCGGTCGGTTGACCTTCTTACCTTCGTCGATCCCAGCGAAAACTGGCTATTTGGGACAGATGCACTAAACGCGGGCGAGCAGTCGTTCGATCTGCCGCCGATAGCGGTATCTCGAGCACGTGACTACTCCTGGTCGCAGGATCTCACCCCGAACCTGATCGGCCAGGATTCGATGGCTGCGGGTGCGCAGTCATATGCGCTGCCGCCGATCGGGCCGGTCCGTGCTCGCGATTACTCGTGGGTACCACCAGTCAGTCTCAGCCTGACGGCAGCCCCCGCTGGCGCACAGCTCACGGATTCGCTGCCGCCACGGGCCGCAGCTAGAGCGCGAGACTACACCTATACCGCTGGTCTGATCCCGAATCTCGTGGGTCAGGATGCGGTCACTGCTGGCAAGGAGTTTTTCGACCTTCCGCCAGTCGGGCCGCTCCGAGCGCGAGATTACACGTTCGCGCCACCGATCAATCTCTGCTGCCTGACGACGGTCGTCCAGCCGATTCCATACGGCCAGCAGAGCACCGATTCGCTACCTGCACACTCGGCACTGCGGGCGCGAGACTACTCGTGGTCGCAAGAACTGATCCCGACTCTGATCGGGCAGGATTCGCTCAACGCAGGTAAGCAGTTATTCGACCTGGCGCCTGCACCGGCACCACTGCGAGCCAGGGACTACTCGATCAGTGAGTCGTTCCCGCTTACGCTGATCAGCCAGGACGCGGTAACCGTTGGCGAGCAGTTCACAGCACTGCCGCCAATCGGTGCGCCGCGAGCACGTGACTACTCGTTTGTCCCGCCGGTTAACCTGCCGGCGCTGACGACCGTTGTTCAGCAGATCCCGTACGGCCAGCAGGTTACCGACTCGCTGCCGCCACGGGCAGCCGCTCGAGCCAGAGACTACTCGATCGTCGAGTGGTTCCCGCTCACGCTCAATGGGCAGGACGCACTCCCCGCTGGCGAGCAGCGGACCGATCTCGCACCAATAGCCGCTCTGAGGGCGCGGGACTACTCGTTTACCCCGCCGGCCTCCCTCGCGTGTCTGACGCAGGTCGTCTTCCCGTGCGGTCAGCAGTCGACCGATTCGCTGCCACCTCGCGCGTACCCGCGACTCCGCGATTACACATGGATTCAAGAACTGATCCCAGACCTGATCGGTCAGGATCAGATGAATGCGGGCGAGCAATCGTTCGACCTCGCACCATCGCCTGCGCCACTCAGGGCGCGCGACTATTCGATCACGGCAGCATTCCCGCTCACGTTGATTGGGCGGGACGCGATGACGGCTGGCGACAGCACGCTCGCCAGCGAGAACCCGCCCAGGGCCGCGGCTCGAGCACGTGATTACACGTGGCTGCAGACGCTGCCACTGCTCACGACGCAGATCCTGCCGGCGGGCGAGTCGAGCCAGCAAACCGAAGGCCCGCCACGTGGCCCGCTGCGCGCTCGCGATTACACGCATCTCGACCTGACCAAACGAAACCTGATCGGTCAGGACTCGATGATCGTCGGCGAGTCGACCTTCATCAGCGACCTTCCGCCGAGGCCGTATCCACGGGCGCAGGTTCTTCGCGTCCCGGACACGAACAACATGATCGGGTTGCTATCGGCGCCCGTACGCGACCTGGCGTACACGTTCAGCCTGGCCGGTGGTCACTGGGAATCCGATCTTGGCGGGAGTCACTGGGCATCCGATCTAGCCGGGAGCCGTTGGGGATCTGACGTGACTGGTAGTCATTGGGAATCCGACCTGGCTGGTAGCCATTGGGACTTCGGTCCGTCTCAGGAGTAGGAACATGGAAGACCGACCCGCTCAATCCAAGGAATACGTACGCGTTAGCGTCCTCGCCGTCAACGAGAACGGGGCAGCAGTCAACCCAACGGTTGATTCAGTAGCGCTCGCCTTCATTGCCGAGGGTGATCCGGTCGTTGCCTCGTCCACGTTCATCGCTGGTACCTGGGAAACCGACGTATCTGATGCGGCCAGCCCGATCTACTACGGTCGCGTCCTGGCTGGACCAGGTGCTGCGTATATACCCGTGGCTGGCACGAACGTGGATGTGTATATCAAGGTCAGCGACAACCCTGAAGTGCCGATCGTGAAGGCCGGCACGATGCGGTTCACGTGACCTCTCAGCCACCACCTCCGATTCCTCCACCACAGGCACCGTTGTACGGGGGAGCCGGCAGCACGCCGATCCCGGATCCTACGGTTCTGACGAACCAAGCTGTAGCGCAGGCTACGGACACGCTTCGCCGCGAGCTGATGGCTGCTGTGGCACTGCTGGACGCGAAGTTGGAAGGTCAGCATGACGTGATCGAAACACGTCTGGCCGGCATGGACGAGGCAGTGAGGCTGATTGCCGAATGGCGCAAGCAACTGCCAAAGGAAATCAAGGACGAGGTCAACCAACTCGAACGGCTTGGGCTTGAGCGTTTCGGGACGATACAGGAGCGTTTCCACGGCCTGGATCGCGTAATCCAGGCCGTGGAAACGGGACTGGCCCTTCGGTTCAAGGAACTTGAGACGCGCAGTGAACGCGAGGCCCGTGACAACAAGGTGGCCGTGGACGCTGCATTCGCCGCTCAGAAGGAAGCGGCCAGTGAGCAGAACAAGTCGAACACGCTGGCCATCTCGAAGAGTGAAGCGGCGACCTCAGAAACGCTGAACAAGCAAGCCGACCTGTTCAAATCAACGACAGATGCGCTGGGCGCGCGGATCGAGGATTCCAAGCAATTGCTAAGTCGGATAGACACTCGTCTGACGGCTATCGAGAGTCGTGGCGTGCAAGTGCGCGAGACGCAGGGTCAGAGCAATTGGGTTATCGGGGCGGGGATGAGTGTCCTTGCACTGTTGATCTCACTGGCCGGGTTGATCGTGGTGCTGGTGAAACTCGGATAGCCATGGATGACCCGCCGAGTGCGCTCGATCAGAACTTCTACATCTTCGTATCGGCAGGGGCTGGCGTCATCCTGGCGATTGTTGGACTCGTGATTGCGTACCTCAGGAATCGCCGCCACGCGAAATAAACGTTCGGACCCAAGGAGGTTTTCCGGTGTGATTCGTCGACCCTTTCAACCTACACACGGTGGACCCTTCTTGTGGTTGCTCAACCTGTTTTTCACGGTACCACTGACGAATCGACTGCTCTGGTCAATGCCATAGCGCGCAACTGTGGCTGCCAGTACGCATTGACGGGCGCACGCTCAACGACCTGCGCACCGCATCAAATGCTGATCGAGGATCAAAGGGCGCTCGACGGCCTCGTGTTTATGCGACGTCGGGTCGAGCACTTGCGCCGCGGAGAATTCGGCGCGAAGTAAGGAGCACCACTCATGCCAGCAACCGTAGGCCCAGGCATCAAGGCGCAGATGGACGCCGCGGGCGACATCCCGATCACGAATGAATGGACCGAGCCGAGTGGGGGCGCCAAGGTCGTCAAGGCGTGGGGCAAAAAGGGTTTGTACGTCGCATCTGACGACAGTGGGAACTGGGTCACTGTTGGCCCTTTCGGGGCAGCGGAAGCGTAGCGCCTGAACCGATTCCGCCGCCGTACATCGTCAGGCGCAGCCCGAACACTAGCGGCAAGATGCTCAAGTACACGGGGGTCGTGATCCACGGAACGCGCAGCGGCGTGTTCGGCAACCCGGCCGAGGGCATCGGGACGGTGGTCTACTGCACCACGCCAGGGACCACGTCCTACAACTGGATCATTGATTACGACGGCACGATCTACGAGCTCGTCGATATCAAGAACTCGGCCTGGCATGCCACGTACTTGAATCGAAACCATCTCGGGGTCGGGCTCGCGCAGCCAACCGTCGATGACCCGATTCGTGATGCGCAGCATGCCAGCCTGAAATGGCTACTACAGAAGATCAACCACGAAAAGGGCGTGCCGCTCGTGCACGTGTTGGACGAGGATCAGCCGGGGTTGATCGAGCACCGCGAGTCACAGCAAGGCCAGCAGTACGGGAAAAGCGATGTTGGCTACCAACTCGATTGGGCCACGATCTTGTGAAGGAGACACACGATGCCTAACTGGTTACTCTTAGTTATCGTTGGCATAGTGCTTTACGGCGCCTCGTTAGCGCCACCGATACCGCCGACGTGGAAGCCATTCCTACAATGGATTGGCGGGGCACTCGTGTTGATCGGCATCGTGCTGCTCGTACTGCTCGTACTGCACGTGTCGTTGCCTGGCACCTGACGCTAACCCGTGCGCCCGCTCATCACCGCACTGGTTGCGATCCTCGCGCTCGGCGTCGTGCTGGTCCCAGGATTGGTAGGCATGGCACAGACGGCGCCGCCAGTTACCTTCCTCGAAACGTTCGACTTCGAGCCAGGTGCGCCCGTGCACTACGTGCCGCCGGGCTGGGATGTGTCGGTGGTTGCGCACGAGAACGAAACCATCGAGCCGATGTGGGCAAACCACGGCCCGAACTGCGAGCCGCCGGATGATACGTGGCCGGGCGGTACGCCGAACGGCGTACACAATCACTTCATCTCACTGGAGCCGCAGACAACTTTCGACTGCTCGAACCACATCATGACCAGCATGAACGCAGGCTACGGCGCGGTCTATCTGACGCCGCCGGCCATGCTCGATTTCCGCAATGGCACGGCCACGCTCGAGTGGGACATGTCGACCGAACGCACCAGCTCACGTGACTGGGTCGACATCATGATCTTGCCGTTCGACAACCTGATGGCGCTCAACATGGTCGACTTTCATACACCCACGGACGGCATTCAGGTCGAGCTGCAGGGCGGCGGCAATGTGTTCGCGGCACATACGTTTCTGCCCGCGTTCTCGTCTGCCTGCGGCCCGCTGAGTTACGCCAAGTCAGCGTCGATCTATTACTGCGGACTGCCCTTTGATGGTTATCACCAATGGGACATGATTCAGCAGTTGTACGGCTTGCATACGTCGGCCGCGCGCAGGGATCACTTCATCATCGAGCTTTCCAAGACCCATCTGCGCATGGGCTTTCGGCCAGCGAGCGCAGTCGGCTCTCCGTTCCATCCGTACTTCTACTGGATCGATTCAGACATTCCGGGCGGGCTTCGGTTCGACGAGGGTGTCGTGCAGCTCAACCAACGGGCGTACAACCCGCTCAAGCCGTGTGGTCCTGGCGTCGGTGACGCGGGCGCGTCCACAGTCGGCTGGCAGGGGTCGTGCAGAGCAGCCACGTGGCACTGGGACAACGTGGCGATCAGTCCCGCTACGCCGTTCACCATCATCCCTGGCGCGCGCAAGGTGCAGTCTGGTGGCAGTGTGACGTTCCCGCTGCCGGCGCCCGCGAACTCGTTCCTGAAAGCGGCCGGCTCGCGCGGGACCGAATATTCGTTGAACGGTACGGCGTGGCAGCGGTTGCCGGTGGTCGGGCCTGAGGGACCGGTCGAGGCTGGTGATTCATTCTGGACGGCCGTGCCCGCGGGTACTCAGACGGTGCGGTTCCGTAACGGCTCGGTCCAGGATGTGTATCTCTATAGCCGCACACCGCGGGATGCCATCCCGATTCCGACGCCATTGCCGGCTACGGCTACTGCCATTGCTACACGAACGCCGGTGAGCACACCAACGGCTACCCCGACCGCGTTCGTGCCGCCTACGGCGACATCAACGCTTCCGCCAGCAACGGCAACGGCTGTTGCCGCGGCGACCGCGACGGCAGTAGTGGCTGCCACCGATACGCCGACACCAACGCCTGAACCACCGGTAGACAAGCCACTCACGCCTACGGTGATGCCGACAACGTTCGAGTGTTATGCGCGTGCCGTCGAACGGCAGGATGGCGTCGATACCGAAATCCTGGTGTTGCAGCCCAGTACGTACTGCCGGCCGTAACCATCTTCCTCCCCCCACGAGACAGCCCCTGTCTGGTCCTCTACGGACTGGGCAGGGGCTGTTTTCGTTTTTATGGGCTAGTCGGCCGTCGCGTGGCCGCGCGTACGGTGCATGCGCTGGATGTTGACCTTCTTGGTGACCGGCTCGCCGTGGTACGGGTTGACGCAGTGCCGCGGACACGATCGTCTGTGATCCCACTCGCCCACCGGGAACCAGCGGCCATTGGCGATCTCCCACACGACCTGATGGGCCGGCCGGTTGTTCTTCGGGCGGCCGTCAGGATACGCCCAGCGCTGGACGCCGTAGCCGTCCTTGTCGATCGAGCCTGTCCACAGCCAGCAGTCGCCTTGCGATCGGTCAATCTTGCCCAGCACCTCGCGCACCTCGATCGGCGGTAAAGGCAGCGCCGGTCGCTCAGGCTCGGGTGCCCGCCCTATCTGCTCGATGACCACCCTACGCCCGTAGGGAGGCTCTGTAGGAATAGGCGTAGGGGGTGGAACGTAGGAAGATTTGGGCGGCTTGGGGAACTTGACGAGGCGACGGATCCTGCCGTGGGCGATGTAGGCAGTGAAGTCCTGCATATTGGCGGGGTCGAGGTCGCGGTAGTCGAGGCCGAGCCGGTCAGCGGCTATTTTCTGGAGTGGCTTGAGTTCCTGGGCGAAGTAGACGCGGGTGCTGATATTGGCACTGATGCCGTCGTTGAGATCCGATTCGGCCTGGGTGAGGTCGTCGACTGCGATTTTGCGGCGGCGGCCGGCCCGGTGGAATGGTTCTGCGAGGTCGATGCGTTCGCCGAGTTGGCCGGCTTCTTCGAAGATCAAGCGAAAGCCGCCGGGTACGAGTGACGCGCAGCGTTTGGCTTCGGCCAGACCGAGTGCAACAACGTCGCCGCCGAGTGATGGGTGATCGAAGGAATCGTTGTCGAGCAGGACGCTGATGCCGCGGTTCAGGAGGTCGGCAATGTCGACGCCGTCGGGGCCGATGCTAGTACCGAACTGGTCGGCCAGGTCGAGGAATCTGGCCACCCAACCGGCACAGACGGTGCGCAGCTCGCGGTCCGACTTGACGGTCTGCTCGAGCCGCTCGCCAATCAAGCGTAGGGTCCGTTCTTCTCCGCGGGCGTCCAGTTGACGGATCACGTCGGCGGTGGCACGGCGGGCAGCCCGTTTCCAGGCGCCTACGCCACCCGAGCGGAATACTTCGGTGAGTCGTTCGGCTACTTCGGTTGGTGAGCCAATCAGAAAGTTGACCGGGTTGGTGCTGACGCACGCGGTCCAGCGGAAGCCGTGCAGGCGCACTACGGCGTCGACCAGTGGGTCAGACAGATCAGGTGTGGCTACCAGTGCCACTCGTTTGCCGTCGAGCCTGACGGTTGCAACGGATGCGCTCTTGCCGGCTCCAGTTGGCCCGAGCCAGGCGCAGTGTGGCTTTCTTGTCCGATCGATGACCAGCCCATCGACCTTCATCAGATCGTGTGGCGGGCGAAGGCTCCACCACCAGCGGCGGAACAGCGGCGTATTGGTTGGACGTCGGACTATGACGTCCTTGGCGGAACCGTTGTCAATCTTGCCACGATCATTGCCAGGCATGATGACAAACAAAAGCCCTGCTACTCCGAGAAGCAGCAGGGCTGTACGCGTCTGATCGTTCTGTTGGAGAAACTCAGCCAGTGATGTCGGGTTCACTGATGAGCATTAGCCACAGCAGCATCCCCGCTGCCGCGAACACGGCCACCCACCATCCCAGGAACGCTACCGCTCCAACCAGAAGCCCGATCTTCGCTAGTCGCATTGCCCACGCCATGACGGACCTCCCTCGGGTCAGTGGTTATTTTCTGATGCTCTTCCTTTGACGCCTGAATGTCAACTGGTACGACCATGCCGCTCACGTCCAGTAGTGCCTGGCCGCGAGCTGCGCTGCGCAGGAACCGGCGCGCCTCATCGCTCAGTCGGACCTTCTCGGCCAGCAAGTCGCCGTCTGGCCCGTTTTGCTTCAGATACACCTTGATGGCCGAGTTGTTCAGGACAGCGAGCCCCTGGTCGCTCGTCAACAATTCCTGTACCTGCTGCGATGCTATCCAGAGACTCAGATAGTGGTGGCGTCCGATGCGCGCTATTTCCTCGATGAGACTGGCCAGGGCTGGATCACGCAGGAGTGACCACAGCTCGTCAAGAATAAGAAGTCGTGGCCGAGGATCACGCTTTGCCGTGTCCCACAACTCGGACACAAACGCTCGCAAGCGGTCTGCACGTTCGCTATAGGGTACGTCTGCCAGGTTGAAGGTTTGGGCGTGGGCGACACCGGCGTATTCCGCGGGACTTCGTTGCTCAACAATCAGCACCTCTACATCTTTGAGCCGGCCAGCCAGTAGCTTGAGAAAGTAACTCTTCCCGGCGCCGACCTTGGCCAGCACAATGCCGCCGAAGCTTTCTAGACTCGGGTCGAACGGATCGAGCCGGACCTCCATTGAGCCAGTATGCGTCGTACCCAGCGGCGCGCCATTCGTGTGGCGCACCGTGGCTGGTTGGAACGGCCATGTTGACGCAACCGAAGTACAGTCGAGCGTGTGCCATGCACCGAGCAGACGACATACGCCTGTGGCGCTAGTAGCCTCAAGGCCACGATCGTGCTCCCATGTGGCGGGCCGGACATCCCCGAGTGCTAGCCCGATCTCGTGTTGCAACGTCGCTACTCGGCTCATCAGTAGCGTGCGCTCGTGAGCTCGTACGGTGAACGCAATCGCCACTTTTACTGGCCGATCCTTGTGCGCGATCAGGTCTTCGCGGACCCGGCGCGAGTCGCGTGTGGTGAGCATGTCGCCCGCATCATTCGAGTCCTGATGCCGTTTCTGTTGGAGTTTGAGCTTACGCGCGATCCAGGCCGAGTCTTGCGCCTCGATGTGAATGCCGACGTCAACCGGTAAGTCACCGGCGAGCGCATTGCCGAGCCAGCCTGGCGCTACCTCCCGCGGCCAGCGGCGCAGGACGAGTGACGCGCAGTAGTCATCGCCCGCAAATACACAGTCGGACCAGGTGAGTGTTGCTGGTTCGATATCCGCGGTGGCGATATAGCATCGAAGCCCTACCCCTTCGAGTGTGCGCGCGAGTGTACGGGTGCGCCACCCACTCTCGTCATCATCAAGGACTGCCAGCCAACGACGCTCAAGCTGTGGTGGCTGAGGCCACGTCGGATGTGTCTCGATGGTCCTTGCCTGTCCGATGAGCTGGATCGGATGGCTCAGGCCCATGAGTGCGCGTGCGAACGCTTCCATTTGATCGGACCTGGCGCTCTGCGACTCGAGCGCGTAGTTTGTCGTTGGTTGCAACGCGAGTACGCTGCGCATTCAGGGCTTGCTCCAGAAGTGCCGAAGCCTGCTGCTCCAGTGAACGCCACTCGCGCGCGGCAATCTCGGACAACGTGTCAGTGTCCGTACCATCACGGACCGTAACCTTGAGTTCTGCCATTGCTCCCGCCATCGTGGCCAGATGACCACGTGAAAGTAGTGCCCAGCGGCTGCTAGCCACTCGTGTATGCGGCGCATGCCGAGCTTGCTGCGTAACCCGCTAGCGATCGCACCAACGCCTGACACGTCGCACGCCGGCTCACCGGTCAGGGTCCACGCGCCAACGCATAGCACGATGGGTACGGCCCACCACCACGAGTAACCGTTGTTGATCAGGTACCAGATGCTCGCTACCCCGAGCGCGAGCATCACGAAGTCCCAGAACGGGGTACGCCGGTCCAGTTCGGTCGGAACAATGATGACTGGTGAGCGTTCGTCCACTCAGGCGTGTGGTGCCGCGCCGGTGACCAGTGCAGCGATAGTCTGCGCGCCGAGCACGATCGCGGCGCCAATCAAGCCGCCAGTGATCCAGTCTTTCGCTGCTTTCTTATCGCCGATGAGCCACTGGTAGCCACCAACAGAGATGGCTAGTAGCAGGACGGCGGGCAGGATGAACTGCTGCGCGCTCGTCAATGCTGTTCGGATAGTTGCGCCGACTGTTTCCACTCTTCCCTCGTTTACTTGAGGAACGTGGCATGGGCAATCACGAGGATGCTCATGCCACAGGCGATGATCATGGAAAGCGCTAGTGTCCAGCCGATGAAGTACCTCCTAGCCATGACGGACCCGGCCGAACCCGACGAGGTGTGCGCGCCAGAACGGGTCCGTATAGGACTGGCGGCCAACAACAGGCTCAATCGCGCTGACCATCCAACCCGGCGCGACGACTATCCCCACATGGGTTATTCGATCGGGGGAGCTGTAGGTTCGCTGGAAGAAGACCAGGTCGCCAACGTCGGGGGTAGTGACGAGCGGTACGTCGTTGTACTGAGTTTGTGCGGTACGCGGCAGTGAGTAGCCGAGTGTGCGGAACACCGCTACCGTGAGGCCCGAGCAGTCGATGCCGCGTCGGTCATTGCCACCGAAAACGTAGGGCACGCCCATGTATGGCTGAATAGCGGCCATAAGTGCTGATGTGTCGCTGAGTAGCGGTCCTGCTGGTGCGACTTGCGCGGGTGCGGGCACGGTGCCCGCTGGCTGCAGGTTCGAGCCGGCGAACCAAAACGTCGACCAGGCTTGTGAATGCAAGCCGACTGCTGGTGCGAGGATGAACATGGCGAACACGGCGAGGCCGACACCGATCCAGCGCATCATGCGCGAAACAACAATCTCCGCAGGATCAGGAACTTGCCAATACCGCCACCACCTCCACCGCTGTGGTGGCTCGCACCGAACATGCTCGGCATCTTGCGCGCCAGCAGCAGCACCGCGATGCCGAGCACGGTGCCCACAAAGCCTGTGCCAATCCCACCGAGCACCGGCGCCAGCCGAAGACAGATAACGATCGCGATCTGGCTGAACAGCGTGCCCGCAGCCAGCGAGGTGTAGCGGCTCGCCCACGAGTCGGTCTGCTCGAGCGACTTGGTCACGAGCGCGAGTGGGCCGACGATGATCAAAATGTCAATCAGCGCAAGCCTGAATACCACGGAGAACACCAGCATCAAGGCCACGACCGCATAGACGATCACGAGCACCGACGGCCCGAAGGCTTCGACGGGATTGCTCGTGAGTGTGGGTACTGTCATGTGTGGTCGGACGATGCTGGCCAGGGACGGCGCGGCAATGGCGGCACAGATGCCGTTGTTCAGGCTGATGCCGATCTCCCACCACATCAGGTTGAGCCCACTCACGACCGCGCCATAGGCAAGGCGGCCGTAGGAGGCGCCCTGATGGAGCATGTGGCCGAACGCCGCGGCAACGACGAACAGGACGACCAATGACATTGCTACAGCAGTAGCGGTCGTGGCTAACGACCGGACGGTGTCATTACGGAACGTCCACTCGGGTGGGGTGGTCGTGAAAATGTCGGCCATGTTGATGGCATCGTTGGCCCACTGCACGAGCGTGGGTGCGACGAGCTGCACAACGATGGCATTCGAGCTCTCTACAGATGCATCGGCTATGGCTTCAGGGTCTGGCGGTGGCGCCTCGACGGTCACATGGTTCTGAATGACCTGGATTGGCTGAGGCTGCGGTTGTGGCAGGGGCGGGCCGATCTGCAGGAAGAGGACGGCGAGTATCGCCAGTATCACGCGACTCTAGACATTCCCTTGTCTCTTACCTTACACTGGCTGGACAAGGACTGACAAGAGAGGGCTCCTGTATCGTTTACGTACAGGGAATGCGACTGACGCGTCTAAAGGACCGGCGCGAGCGGGCCCTGCTGACTCAACATGAGTTGGCTGAACGCGCCGGTGTCAGTCGCGCCACGATCGCGGCAATCGAGGCTCAGAAGGCCGAGCCGCAGTTTTCCACAATCCGCAAACTTGCGGAGGCACTGAAGTGCGAACCAGCCGACCTGATGGAACCCGAACAGACCTAATGGTGCTTAGATCTAGCAAGCCCTGCGAGCACAGCGATCGAGTTCGGCCTGTCGTCTGGCAACTCATCGGACTCGAAGAAGTGCCGCAGACCGTCGTCTGCGAGCAGTGCATGCGGCCAGTCAATGCTCAGGCCGTCGGTCACACGGCCTATCACGAAGCAGACGATGGCTGGTATGTGCCGATTCAGCCCCAAGGTCCTGACGACCACGAAGAACGCTGCTACCTCGCTGGCTATGGCGAAGACGACCAATGACCCACTTCTGCGGAGCATGACTGACAAAGGAACCACCGACCAGATTGCACAGCGGTACATCGAAGTCTGCGCCGAGCGCGACGCCCTGCGCGCCAAGGTTGAGCGGCACGAGCGACGATTTCGAGAGGCTGAGGCTGAGTGGGTCGAACGGTTCGAGCGCCTGGAGGCCGAGAACGAGCGGCTGAAGAAGGCATACGACGTTGAAGTGCGAGCCGAGAAGCGCGAGCGTGATGCCCTTACCGCAGAGGTAGAGCAGCTACACCAGGAACTGGCCGATGCCCACTCAGCACATGCGACCGTGGCTGACCTCTTGCGCGAAGCCAACAAGCCGCAGCCAGACGCTCTGGACAGCCACGAGATGGAGACGATGCCGTTTTGACCGCCGAGCAGTTTGAGCGAGTCGCACAGCTGGTCGTGGAGATCGCGAGCGATGATCCATCCGGCGATGACCTCGTGACCCTCTGCCTTGCGGCTATGTACATGCTGCCTGAGAGCGTCCGCAGTCGCGAGAGTCGCGAGCGCCTTGGCAGACCTAATTGTTGTTAGAGGTGACCAAAATCGAACCGACTGAAGCCCACATCGACATCGAGGGCGTGCGGCTTAGTGAAGGCCAGTCAATGGCCGTGCGCGTGGCAATCGAGATGTATATGTTCGATCTTGAGCGAGAACTGGCGAAGGGCATGGGGCAGGTCGGGCAGAACTACTTGGCCCGGTTGCGCGAGGTGCGACGGCTGATATCGGAGGGAGCCATTTGATTTTGTCAGAGGCTAGTTGTTGTTGGATCTGGCAAGCGTGGCATGTTTAAATTCCGTCAAGCCGCGTGCGCCCCTACTACGAGCAGGACGGAATCACGATCTATCACGGCGACTGCCGCGAACTCGTGCCTAGCCTGGCGTTTGACGTAGTGATTACTGACCCGCCATACGGTAGCGCTGTTGCTTATGACATATATCCGGATACCCCCGCTAACTGGCAGTCGATCATGGCCTGGCTGCTCGCCTTGCCGCAGCCGATGGCATTCACGCTGAGCCACAGTCGGCTCTTTGATCTGGGTCGCAGACCCCAATGGGTTGGCTGCTGGGACAAAGTCAACACGGGCGGCATTGTTCATATCGGTGCCAGCCCTTCGTGGGAGCCGATCTGCTTCTACAACCTGCCTCGTGGTGATTCTGGCATCGCTAGATGGAATGACGTGTTCCGATATGCTGCCACTGGCTTCGCCAATGAGGTGCAAATCGGTCGCCCTCATCCGTGTACTAAGCCTGTACTCCTTTACCAGCGACTGATAGCAGTAATGCCCTCGGGCATCGTCCTCGATCCGATGATGGGCAGCGGCACCACGCTACGAGCAGCTAAGAACCTCGGGCACCGTGCGATCGGCATCGACGTGTCTGAGCGCTACTGCGATCTGGCTGCCCGGCGTCTCGCGCAAGGCGTCCTGTTCGCGACTTGATAGACCTAAAGATGGTTAGGGTTGATATGCCACCACTGGATGCAGTGCTGCTGATGCTGGGCGCTCTGGCCGTCGGCTGGGTACTCGGGTGGCTGTCGTCAAAATTGGTCTGACTGAGGCTTGTCAGATCTATGTGCCGTTATGTCGGATGAGCCGTGGTGTGACAACGAGTGCCCAGCGCAGGCTCAGTTCGTCTGGTTTGGCCGCTACCTCTGCGAGCCGTGCGCCCACCGCGAGCACGCGCGCGGCGCCTTTCGCATGTGTCCCTGGCATGGGCGCTACTGCTCAGTCTGGCGTGGCGAGCACCGAGAAACTGACCACGAGCGCAGGAGCAAACCCCCCGAGGCAACGGCCCAGCCGCCGCTGTTTTGTCAGATCTAACTGTCCTAAGTTCTGACAAGATTTAGAGGTTCCAGCGAGCCGACAGTGATGCGGTGTCGGCGATCTCGTTGACCGTGCGGTCACTCAGCGTAATGTAATCGCTTAAAACGTCCCGACTCATCTGGCCGAGTCTCGAGCGGAGCTGGATCTCGGCGCCCGGTCGCTGCGCCAGGAACTCCGTCGCAGCAGAATGCCGCGTCCGATGCGGGTGAGCGTTCGGTACGCGAGCAGCCGTGCCCATCTCCGTGAAAATCTCGCGAACCCGGCGTGGCGAGAGCGGTAAGCGCTCACGTGTGGTGAATAGCGCATCGATGCCGGCGCGCGCCTCGCGCACCTTCAGCCAGTTTCGAAGCGCCGACAGGCTTGGGCCGCCATCACGCCGAGCCTGGACGCGAAAAATCACTTTGCGCGGATGGCCGTTCTTCGTGCGGCGAAACAGGATCGAGCCCTCGACCAGGTCGACGTCGGCGACGCTTGCGCTACAGAGCTCGCCCACGCGACAGCCGGTATCGAACAGCATCAACAGCACCGCTCGATCGCGAATCGGATTGGCGCCACATGCCGCCGCTTGTACCAACCGGCGCGCTTCGTCTTCGGTGAACGGCTTGCGATGAATCTTCTGGACGCGTGGCACCTTGAGCCGAGCCAGCGGATCGAACGGGTAGACGTCGTTTTCCCACAGGAACCGCGCCCAGGTCTTGAGCGTGGTCACTCCCTGCTTTTCGGTGACCAGCCCACCACGGCGACCGTGGGACCGGCCGCGGAGCCAGGCCTGCCACTCGCGCACGAACTGCGGGTTGAGTGCGTCGAGCGTGGGCTCGACCTCGTGCTCGACCAGGAACGCCAGGAAACTGTCCTGGTAAATGCGGTACAGGCGCAGCGTCATCGGGCTGCGGTTCAATCGCTCCAAGCTACGCCGGTGAAACTCAGCGGCTTCGATGAGGTCCACAGGAAGCCCTCCAGCACCCCTTTTGATCCCGCGTAATGTAGAACGCAAGTTCTAGGCTTTCAAGGGGCTGGGGTTGGTTAGACGGTGAACTGGTGCGATAACAACGGTTGGGCGGCCGGGCACGGGCGGCAGTTAGAGCGCGGCGGCGGCAGTTACGTTGAAACGGTGGCCACCCAACGGCCGGCCAATCGGGAATTGACGTGGCCTTAACGTGCTACCCGAGTCGCCCCGCTTGGGGCGCGTACGAGTCTTTCGGCCACTAACGGCGGCATTAACGGCGGCCTGGGCACCCTCATTAACGGCGGTCCCCACCTGGTGGATCAGGTCGACCACCGAATCGCCCTGGGCCTTTAATGCTTCCCAGAAGTAATCTTCGTGTTCCGGCCCAACGGCCGCTAGCCAACGGTCGAGCTGATCGCGCACGAGCTGGCGGCGGGCGTCGATCTGCTCGTGGGAATCGCCCTTGCCGATCACGCCGGCCAGTCCGGCCGGGGTCATATCAAAGGCAGCGGCGATATTCTCGAAGGTTTCCATCTCGACGTTGTCATCGCCGTTGATGATGGCGTACGCCTTGGATGCGCTGATGTTGGAACGTCTGGCGATCTCTCGGACAGACCAACCGCGACGCAGCCGCTCGGCCTCGAAAAAGTGTTGAAGCGCGGCCACGTTCCTATCCTACGCGCATGTCCAGCATTCTGCAAGTATTGCCCACTAATCTAGGAACGGGTATTGCAGAATTCTGGACAGATGGTGTAGAGTAGAGGACATGAACCGCACCGCCACCCGCACCGACAAGGTACGCGCCGCACTTCAGCAAAGCGGCCAGTGGCTCAAGGTCCGCGACCAGAACGGACGCGCCCTCGCTTACGGCGTGCCATCCGCGACCACCCCGCTGCTCTACCACTTCGCCAACTCGACTCAGTGCACGTGCCCCGCTGGCCAGCACGGCCAGCGCTGCTGGCATACCGCTGCTGTTGGCTTGCACGTCGCGGCCGTTCGCACCCAGCAGCGCACGGCGACTCTGGCTGCTGACTATGATCGGATCTTCGGCAAGCTGTGATTGCCGATTGCACTATTCTGAACACCATGCCTAGAATGGTGGACGTGCCGATGAAGACCACTGCCGTGGAAGCCGCAGTCGCGCGTGGCTGGTCGAGAGGCGAGCTGGCGAAGCGCACCGGCCTGAGCCGCAGCACCATCCACAACCTGGAAACCGGCGAGTACGACACCATCAGCGGCAAAGCCATCAGCGCGATCATGCGCGCTTTCCCCGACTTGCCGTACGAGCGTCTCTTTGTTGTGACTTCCGATTCCAGTAAAAAGAACGTCTCGTCCAGTCCACAAGAACCCGTAGCCGCATAGGCCGCGCTCGCCCGTCGCGCTGACGGGCAACAAGAAGCCACCCGCGTCAACGAGTGGCCTAGTCCCGAAAGGCACCTGAGATGCCGAACGAAACCACCGCCATTCTAGACCAGCCGCTGATGACGCCAGAGATTCAGCGTGCCAAGCAGCGCGATCAAGACATCGAACTGCTCAAGGCCGTCCGTCAGGCCACGCTGGATATTCGGGCCCAGTGCCACCGCTACGACACCTCGCTGGCATACGCGTTCGCCGAGCCGTTGCAAAAGGTAGAGGAAGCCCTGGCATGGCTGCTGTTGGCGAGGGAACTCGGGTCATGACCGACGCCAACGTCCTGAGCGTGACCGACTTGCAGCACCTGATGTGGTTTCGGCTGCGCATGGAAGCAAAAGAGCACCTCGCCTTGACGCAGCAAACCGTCACCGGTATGGAAGCGAAACGGCTCGCCTTCGCCAGTTATCTCGTCACCAGCCAACGCCTGACCGAGCACACCATCCGTCAGACCGCCCAATCGTCGCAGGGGCCGTGGAGTTTCGCATGACTGATCTGCTCGTGGCGAGCAAGGACTTTATGCGCGCCAGCGACCGGCTCAGCACGCTCTGGCAATTGACCGAGGATTTCGAAGCGTTGGTAGCGCTGCTCGAGGATCCGGATGCCGATCCCGATGCCATCGATGCCGAGATGCAACGCGTGGCCGGCGACATCAAGACCAAGGCGTTCGGTGTGGCATCCGTCATCAATGCCCTCGAAGGGCTCGCAGCGTTCCAGAAGATGAACGCTGACCGACTGGCCGTCAAGGCTAAGGCCAACCAGGCGCACGCTGACCGACTGCGTTCGTACGCCCACGCGTGTATGCGCGCTATCGGTGTGGATCGACTCGAAACCGGGCAGTACACGTTGGCGATCAGGACCAATCCGCCGAGCGTGGTTGTGCAGGACGCCGCGGCCATACCGAACGAGTTCAACCGGACCAAGATCACGGTCGAACCGGACAAGACAGCGATAAAGGATCACTGGAAGCAGACCGGCGAGCTGGTTCCGGGCGTTGACATCGTGCGTACGGAAAGCCTGCGAATTTCATGATCTGGCTTGCCCTTTATGTCGCGACGATTTTCGGAGCTAACTGGGCGATCACCACGTTCGGTCTGGTACCAGTTGGCTTCGGACTGATGGCACCAGCAGGCGTGTACTTCGCCGGGCTCGCATTCACTTTTCGCGATCTGACGCAGGACTCACTTGGCCGACGCTGGACCTTCGTTGCCATCCTACTGGGCGCGGGACTCTCCGGGTTCCTGAGTGGCCCGCTAGCGCTCGCGTCAGGCATTGCCTTCCTGGTGTCCGAGACATGCGACCTCGTCGTGTACACACCGCTGCGCGAGCGCCATTGGCTATCTGCTGTGGCGTTATCGAACACGGTCGGGCTGGTCGTCGACTCCGCTTTGTTCCTGATGCTCGCGTTCGGCTCGCTCGAGTTCCTCGCCGGGCAAATCGTCGGCAAGTTCGAGATGACCGTGCTCGCGGTCGTGCTGTTGTGGGGGTGGCGTCGCTTTGCTCTATCTCAGCGGAGTCATCAACCCACTGGTATCGCGCACGGCGCCGCCGTGGGTGGGCTGGATGTTGAGTCCTAATATGGGCAACCGCATCCCGCTCGACGGGCGACCGGTTGCACTCGATAACGGGTGCTTCGGCGACCGGTTCTCCCCACGTCGTTGGCGCCGCTTCCTGCTCAAGCATTGGGCGGACCGCGACCGCGTGCTGTTCGTGGTTGTGCCCGATGTGGTGGGCGACGCTGACGCGACGCTCAAGCGCTGGCACGAGTACTCGGCTACAGCTCGCCGGTACGAGATGCCGTTGGCTTTCGCAGCACAGGACGGCCTCCGCGTAGATGCTATCGAATGGGACGAGTTCGATTGTCTGTTCATCGGTGGCAGTGATGCGTGGAAGTGGCCCGATGGTCATCTCACTCGCGACGTGCGCGCGATTGTCGATCAGGCAACACAGCGCGGTAAGTGGGTCCACGCTGGACGCGTCAACAGTGCCAAGCGCTTCGCGATGTGCTCAGACGCTGGGATCGATAGCGCAGACGGTACGTACCTTCGCCGTGCACCCGATGTAAACCTGCCGCGTCTTATTGGATGGGTCGCATGACCACCGCACTGACCGGCGCCACCTTGCTCGTGCATCTCATCGTTAGCGGCGAGCCGATCCCCAAGGCGCGACCTCGCTTAGCCCCAAGGGGCCACACGTACACGCCGCGCCGGACCGTGGAACAGGAAGCCAAGGTGCTGGCCTACCTGAAGGTCCAGTACCCGCGTCTGGTGCCCGTTGAGGGCGCGCTCAGCGTGTCCACGGATTTCTACCTGAGTACCACGCGCACGGTGGACCTCGACAATTTGCAGAAACTGATCTGGGATGCGCTCCAAGGGGTGGTGTTCCGGAACGACTCGCAGATTGTGGAGTCGTACGCGCGCAAGCATCTGAGCGGTATCCCTCGTACCGAGATCAGCGTTCACGTGCTCGGCGGGAATGGAGCTGCATGATGGCATTGAGTCGGCGCGAGGTGTGGTGCCTGACGTGTCTGCTCTGCGCTCTGCTCTGCGCCTTCACTTTGATCTGGCTCGCCGCGCCGGCGCATGCCGAGGAAGAAGATGTACAGGTCTCGCCGTACTCCGCGCGTGCCGATTGCATCGTGTCGTACGAGTCGCACTGGAATGCGTACGCGGTCAACCCGCGCAGTGGCGCCAGTGGACTCGGGCAGTTTCTTCGATCAACGTGGATGACCACACCGTACGCCGGACACTCGGTCTTCGACGCATACGCCAATCATGCCGCGGTGTGCTGGATGCTGAGTGTCGGTCGCGCACGGGAGTTCGACGTTGTTCGGCTGGGGTGGTGCTAATGCCGCTATCCAACCACCCGCGCAGTGGGCTGTATCTGGACCCGTGCGCGCCGCATATGCGCGTACGGCTGGGGATGCTGATAGCAGGGCTGGTCAGCCTGGTGTTGTGGTTCATCCTGATCTTCGCGGCCGTGGCCGTGTACCGCTACCTGCGAGGCGAAGTCTGATGGGGAGACGGTGCTCTACATCCGACTGCCATACGCGTGTCGGCCCGCCGCAGCACTTCTGTTTGCCGTGCCGATTGAGTATGGGCGAACTCCCGAAAATGCGCCTACGTCGGGCAAACCTAGCGGTCTATGCCGGCCAGCACCTACTGACGTGCTCGAATGGCCACCCGCATATCGTGGGACTCGCTCAGATCAACGTCATCGCAGGTACACGCTGCCCGTGGTGTCCGGCACTTATCGGGGCTGCGACGCGGAATGGAGCTGCGGCATGAGGGAGTGTGTGGAGTGCGGTCTGAGAAAGCCGCGCAGTGACTTTTATCGGTCCAACACCTTCTGGTATCGGCGCCGGTGTCGTGAATGCTTGCTGTCACACCGCAGGGAGATGGCCGCGCTCGCCCTGGCTCGATTCTGGGCCGACCAGGAACGACGGGCGGCAGCATGAGGCTCGCGGCTGAGCGCACAACATTGACATGTCGATCGTGCAACCAAAAGAAGCCTGTCGACTTGTTTCCACCAAAGCGCCGACGCTGTCGCGCATGCGCTGCACAAGTCACAGCAGAATGGCGCCAGAAGCATCCGGAGCGTCACAAGGCTAACGTCGAACGGTGGCGCGTCAACAACCCGGAGCGACGACTTGAATTGCAAAGGAGGTGGTTGAAAAGTAATCGAAAGATTGCTACCGAGAATGGTCGACGATGGAAGCAATTGAACCCCGAACGCGCACACGTAATGGAGGTAGCGGCAACACGCGTCCGATCTGCAATCAGGAAGGGAGTACTAAGTCGTCCAGCATGCTGTGAGCAATGCGGTACGACAGGGGCAATTGAAGCCGCCCACTACGACTACACACGACCACTAGACGTCAGATGGTTATGCAGACGTTGCCATCGAGCATGGGATCAAGCAGAACCAAAGACAAGGAGTACATAAGGTGTTTCAAGCTCCAGCCAAAGGCACAACGTATGTGGCACCTCTCGAGCCCATCGATCTGGATAGGCGTTACCTATTTAAGTTGATCCACCTCGAAGATCAGGGAGTTAGCAAGTTCGCCGACCCGGCCAAGAACGAAACCTTCCACAACATTCAGTGGACGTTCCACGTCGCCGACCAGGAAACCAAGGAGGTCGTGTTCAACATCGACAAGGATCCGTGGGAGCACATCGAGTACACCACGTCCAAGACCGGCAAGAATCCGAAAAACGGCATGATCGCCAAGGCGCGATTGTGGATCGAAGCGCTGCTCGGCCACACGGTTGAGGACGAAGAGATCACCGCGGACCTCCCCAGCATGATCCTGAACAAGTACGGCTCCGGGTTCTTCGAGGAGAAGGAAGTCGAAGCCCAGGACGGCTCGATGTACACCAAGCTCAAAATCCTGAAGCTGAGCCCGTACCGCGCCGGCGCCAAGGCCGAACCGAAACCCGAACCCAAGCCGGAACCGAAACCGGTTGCGGCGGCAGCAGCAGGCGATTCCTCGCTCCCTTTCTGACATGTCGCTCATGTGGTGCGTTGGTGGCTTGGGGCTTGACGGTCAACAACAAGCGCTGCCCATACGACGTGGTCGACGGCCAGATAACCGACGTGTCGCACTTCGCCACATGCCCGCAAGCATCCTCCTGGTCAAAGAGAGGTAAGTGAACGTAGTGGCACCGGCAGAGCTCGCCAGGCGACCCCAGTGGGTGGCTTGGAAACTCGTACCGCGAGCTGGCGAGCCCAAGCCGACCAAGGTGCCGTTCGATGCACATACCGGCCGCCACGCCTCGACAACGGACCCAACCACGTGGTCGTCCTTTGAAGAGGCCGCGGCCTTCTGTGCCGCACACGATTGGGCGTCTGGCGTCGGCTACGTGCTGTCCGCCGACGACCCGTATACCGGCGTGGATCTCGACGGTTGTCGGGATCCACACTCCGGCCGCATCGAGCCGTGGGCCAAAGCCATCATCCGCCGGCTCAACTCGTACACCGAGATCAGCCCGTCTGGTACCGGCCTGCGAATCTTCATCCGCGGCGAGTTGCCGCCATACGGCCGACGTAAAGGCCACATCGAGATCTACTCGCATGCTCGCTTCCTGACCATCACCGGCGATCGCTACCTGGCTGCACCAGACAGCATTCAGGAACGCGCAGTCGAATTGCTCGAATGGCACCACGAGGTCTTCGGCGACCCGCCAGGACCGCGCCAGAACGGCCACGCGCGCTCACCCGTCCAGCTCGCGGATGCCGATTTGTTGCTCAAGGCGCGTGATGCTGCGAACGGACAGAAGTTCTGGGCGCTATGGAACGGCGACTACTCAGCCTACAACTCGCCGTCGGAGGCCGACGAAGCACTCGTTAGCCTCCTCGCCTTCTGGTGCGGGCCTGACCCGGGCAGAATCGATCAACTCTTCCGATCGAGCGGACTCATGCGCGACAAGTGGGATCGGCAGGACTATCGCGATCGCACTATCAACACGGTACTCGACGGCAAGACCGAGTACTACCGCGGCAAAAGCGCTAGCCCAGCGCTCGTCGTGCCAGAGCATATCGACCCTGTGACCGGCGAGGTCATCTACGAACGGCGATTCCGATTCCTGACCGCGGACGAGCTCAAACACCGCCCCGATCCCGAATTCATCATCGACCATATCCTGCAGAAAAATACTCTTGCATTGATCGTCGGCGCCCAGGAATCGTACAAAACCTTTCTCGGTCTAGACATGGCCATGGCCGTCTCTGACGGCGGTGAATGGCAGGATCGGCCCGTTCAGCAGGGTACCGTCGCGTACATCAGTGCCGAGGGCGGCTCGGGTATCAAACTGCGTATCGAAGCATGGGAAACCGAGCACGAGCAACGCGTCGACCATTGCTACTTCCTGGCCGACCAGGCACCGCAATTCCTCGACCGCGGCAAGGGTGGCGACGTCGAAGAACTGCTGCTATCGCTCGGCGATCTACCAGCTACACCAACGCTCATCTTCGTCGACACACTGGCTCGAACCATGGTCGGCGGTGACGAGAACTCGGCTCAGGATATGGGCCTGTTCATTGCATCGGCCGAGCAGATCAGACAGGCTACCGGCGCTACCGTGGTGATGATCCACCACAACAACAAGGAGGGCTCAGCTCGCGGTAGCACCGCGCTCCTGGGCGCCGTCCATACCATCATCGAATGTTCGCGCGAACAGGGCCGAGATAACGTCATCGTAAAATGCGGCAAACAGAAGGATACCGACCATTTTGACACGATGCTGCTCTCGAGCAGTGTCATCCAATTGGAAGGCGAAGAACGAGCCTCGCTCGTTCTTCGCATGCGCCAACGCGCTAACCTGCTGTTCAATCCGATCAGTAACCAGGCGATCCTGGCATTGGACACACTGGCAGAACTTGATAACCCTGCCTTCGCCGAATGGCGGGATGCCACAAATATCTCTAAGTCGGGATTCCAGCGGGCAAGAGTCGACCTTCTAAAAGGAGGGTACGTGGACCATAACGCCGACCGATATAGCGTTTCTTCTCTAGGACATACGTTCAGGTCCAACAGGGTCCAGACAGGGTCCATGGACCCTATGGACCTTAGGGTCCAAAAAGGCCCCGTAAGGGAGGGGCCTTTGGACCCAGCCATCCCCGATGGACCCACCCCTTCAGGGTCCAACCCAGATTTGGACCCATTGCCGTGGTAGACGCTCCCTACCTGCCGTCCCACCTCAGCCCGTCGCAGCTCTCGTGTTATGCCATGTGCCCAGCCATCTATCACGAGCGATATGT